TCATGCTGTCACAACCTCTCTGCTAATAACCCCATAGAAGTCCTTCCTTACCTGATCAACGGTGGCCGTACAAAACCTCAAACCCACCTGATTCTGCTGCCTGATTAGCCGGTCAACCTCCTCCTTTCTTTTATCGCTGACAGTCACCACTAAGACTCGTGGGAACCTGACCCTTCCATCCACCGGCTTTGCCCACCATTCTCTGGCCCAGTGACCGGCTTTAAATGCTTCCGTATACCTGGGAACCTTATCAAACTCATTGGTGCCCATGTCCATCTCCACCAGGATAGGCTGTAATTTCTTCCCCACGGTATTCTCCAGAACCAGCAGGGCATCCGCCCTAAGATTCCGCTTATCATCAATCCTGATAAAGTATTCCGTCACAAAAGCCTTGACCTGGTGCCAGCTTCTACGCTGACGTTCAGCTGACACCACCACCCAGTTCAGGTTAACATAGTGCTGCCATTTCTGGGACCAATCACGGTCGATACCGTAATAGACGTAACTCAGGGTAGTGCCAGGTTTTCGCCTCCTCAGTCTACCGTCCTTGATAAGTTTCCTCAGTCTCTCCTGGGACTTCTGCCGATGCCGCACGTCACGGAAAAACAGCTCATGGACCTGCTCTGTCGATACGAAAAAGCCCTTCTCCACGAACTGGCAAATCAGCCGGTCCCTGGCCGCCCCTCTGGCGTGATTGTTCACGGCGCCGCCTCCCCTCATCCATATTCTCGTTTCACTTGATTCCGATAATTGATATTCGGTTTGTTGAACCGTATAAAATATGGTTTTTGCCAAACATTATTATAGTATTGATTCAGGATAAAACTACGTTGTGTACTACGGAACCAACTCCAATTGAGGAACCGAAACTACGGATTTATTTTCCTCTCTTGGCTGCTCCCTGTGTTTCTTAGGCAGCAGCTTCTTGGCCTGGTCTACCGGCAGGAACATGACCTGTACCTCCCTTTCCCGGTCAAATTGGAAGATGCCGCGGCCCTTAATCCTGGGCAGGTGTGCAGCCTTCCCGTTATCCAGGATTATATCGCTATTGACCGTGTTCTTGACTCTAAAACAGATAGTCGCAGGGATGTTAGCCTTTAGCTGACCGGGTAGAATCTGTGCGTCCGGACGCTGGGTACCCACCACGCAGTGGATCCCAACGCACCTGGCCAGGGTCATCAAGTCTACCATCATGGAATGAAGATAAGTCTTAATTTCCTTCTCTGTCTTCGATTTCGCCAGTACAGGTGACAGCTGGCTAAACTCATCAACTACCAGGACGATATAATCCAGGTCATCGCCCTGATAGTCCTGAATCTTAACCACTCCGGCCCGGTCAAGCATCTCCAACCTGCGGTGCAGTTCCCCCACCAGGCATTCCAGAATCTGAACAGCCTTCTCAAGAGTGAAAGCATAAGTGGCATGGCGGCTCAAATAAGAGAATTCTAGACGCTTCATATCGATGATATACAGTTTACATTTCCCCAGGATGGCCGCAATCATCTGATGCAGGAAATTAGACTTACCGCCCATGGTCTCACCGGCCACTACCATATGAGGAAATTCTGTCAGATCCACGATTTCCAACCCGGCCCGAGAATAGCCGATAGGGATCGGTAAGACCATCTCCCTAGTTAGTTCATCCCAATTATCCGGAAGAGCGAAAGGAACGGTTCTTGGCAGCTTCCGGTCAAACACTCTAATCAACACCTTTCCATTAACTTCTTCCAGTTCAATCTCAGCGTTCAGGGCAAAACCTATCTTTCCCCGCTTTCTACGGAAATCACTCAGATCCAACCCGGCTGGAACGTGGAGCAGAATATCTCTGCCATAATGCCGCGGAGTCTCTTTCATCAGCCAAGGCTTAAGCGGCTTTTCCCCGGTCCGTCTAACAATGAGACCACAGTTCTCCCATATAGGGTCTAACTTCCTGGCCGGCTCTTTGGGACGAAACACCCGGTAGGTATCGACTAAAACCTTGGCAAACAGGTCGATTGCGGTGGCCAGCTCCTTGCCTTTTTTGATGCTTATATCCTCCAAAGCGTTCACCTCCTTTCGTAGTGTTCAACGGGTAATTCGTTGTGTTAAATGATTATGCTACCCAGCAAATATTAATGCCTGTCCACCATTTCTGTTACTTTTTAGGGCATAAAAAAAGACCCCTCGTTGGGGGTTTTATTACTTACTGGCATCGTCTATAACTTCCATCAAATCCTGGAGGTTAATCGCCCGGTCAGGGAACAGCTTTTTAAGGTTCTCCCAAACCCGGTAATAAGTCTGGATGAGCGGCTCCTTATGATGGTTCTTGTAGTTACTATACAAACCGGCATCCAATCCTAAAAGTGCCGCCCATTCTTCACGTTCAACTATGCGGCCTGCTTTGGCAGAATACTGGGCTCGCCAGTATTCGAAACGGTTTACAAGTTTTGTTCCAACTTTCATTTAACCACCTTTAAGTAACTGTATTTCTCCCGGTCACCGGGTCTTAGGTAAATCGTATACTTATCAAACAACCTAATCAACCTCATGATGGGTAAATCAGTGGCCGCTGCTATATCTGGCAGTTCCATCTCTTTGTCATAGTACATCTTGATGAGCGCCATTCGCTGCAGGTATTCGTCAAGGGTTGGAAGATCCTTCGGGTTGAAATACATGGCTATCACCTCTGCCCCTAGTTTATCATACAGGGGTAAAATTAAAAAGCCTGGCTTAGCCAGGCTCCTTCCTTGATCAGATCCGTTTAGCAAGTAAACTAATACCTAAGCTTGCCCTAATTAAGACCCACAGCCACCAGGGCATACTGCCAAAAACAAGCTTAGCCACCCAACCTGCATAATGAATAATTGCATTAAATATCCATATCAAAACTCAAGGTAATCCCCCTAAATAGGCTTTTTCCTGAAAACAACCACAAGCTTTCTATTTAATTTTTTATGGCTAAAACAACCATTTTTTCCAAAACCCATATACAACGCAGGATTCGAAAAAGAGAAATTAAGGCTCCCCAAAACACAATAAACCCATACCAAAGTTGTGGCGCTTGATCTCTATCAATAAGTAAACCCAATAGAGAAACCACAGCCGTAAAGGCCAAATATCGGCTGGCACTTGCAAAAACATCAAAAATTGTTCGGTAATGCTTACTCTGCTTTAATACAGCAATTGCCGGAGATTCCTTCATAGTAAATAATATCGAAATTCCGGTGATTACAAATCCTAGTAAGGCCCCGGTCGTTCCAGCAATCGTCCCGTAAAGCTGTAGTCTGATTCCATTTAGTCCTGTTGTAACTTTGCCGTCCAGCGCATAGTTGTAGACGTAGAATAAGGTAAACCCCACGACAAAAAGTGAGAGAATAAATTCATATCTAAGAAAGTTTCGTTCCCACCATTTCAAGTTAGTCACCTCACTTACTAATAGTTATCTGCTCCTCCAGTTCATGGTATGCTTGCTTTATTGCTTTATACATACTGGTTGTATCTATTGCCCTACTCCGAGGGCCCGTCCGTGCAACTTGCATACTAATTATCATTTTGTCGGCTAATAAATCAAAGTTTTCCACCTGTTCGGATTGCAGGTTTTCGGCTCGAACTTTTAATTTTTTGAATAGTTCTCGTGTTTCATTTCTCCTTAATACCCCAAGTAATCGGTCGAAATTTAATGGAAAACTAAAACCTTCTTTGCTATAACGTTTTTTTCTTAAAATTATTTCTATGGTCTCTGCTTCTGATGCCCTACCGGCAGCTTCAAAAGCAGAACCTAAATTATCGTCTAAATCTTTTATGATGCTAATTGCATTGTTATGAGCTTCGAGTTGGATCAAGGCAACTTCTCCAATTCGCTCTAATTGCTCTTCAACATCAAGGCGTAAAATTGGTGTTAAGTTTATTAAGTTGGCTAATCCGTTAGACTTCTTTTGTAAATAATCTGCTATACGGGACGGTCTTGGACCGAAAAAATTAAATTCTATACCAATAACTTTTTGTTGGGGATAATAGACGAAATGAGTTACTTCAGCGAGTCCGGCTTCAGTAGGAATGGTTAGGGGTGCTAGAACTCCTTGTTGTTCTACATCCGGAAGAAGCGCCCTACGGACAATAGCCATTCTCCCATCAATCGTCGGACCAATCTCATCAACGAACATGGCTAGGTCGTTTCCATCATAGGGTAAATATCTTGAATTATAATCACCCAGCGTAAAAGGTAATCCGTTAATACTCGAGAATATTTCTCTAGCAATTCCCTCTTGAACTTGGACAGGTCTTAATGTATTCGATTCAACATCAAGTACCTGCATGCCTAATCTAAAAAATTGAACTTTTCGATAAACATTACCAGCCATCCCTGCGACCCCCTATTTCATTTTATCTCTCCTTTTCCATAAAATTCTCTGTATTCCTTCTTTTCGGCATAACGTTACACAATTTGTCATAAAGCGACACTGACCAACCTCCTCAACCATGGCTGGTCAGTGTACTTCTTATGTTTATCTTCTTTCTTAAATTTTCACCTTAAACCCGGGAATCTGATTCTGCAGCAAACCCTGGGCCCCTTAAACGGGGCTCTATACACTCCGATACGAGGGGATACTCTATTTTCTATTGCGCGACGCCATGGCACTACGGTAAATAAAATTTTGGAGTTAAATCCGCAAATTCGTAATCCAAATCTAATTTTCCCTGGTCAGGTTATAAGACTTCCGTAAAGATCTCAAAAAGGCCTACTATCGAATAGTAGGCCTTTCCCCCTTTCTTACACTGTGCCCCTGGTCTTAAAGCTCTCAGTGTCTCCCCCCAGTTCCCGCTTCCTATTAACAGCAAAAATCACATTGGGGCCGAAAGCCACCAGCACACCAGTGAGCGCAAAATCTACATACTCACCATAGCTGAAAGCCGGAACCATCCCAAAAGCCGTTAACAGGCCTTGCTTATATACAACCGCCAAGACCATGCCTATGATAATGCTTGCAATTCGGGTCCTTTTGTCGGTCACTGCAGTTTTGAACTGCTGAGTCAGAACCGCTATCACGGTGGCCAAGATCAGAATTTGGTCAAACTTTTCCATGGGTTAATCCACTCTCCTTTGATTAAAAATAATTCTGGGCCCAGGTAACGAGATTCAAACCTCAAATTCCCAAGCGCTTGGGAATTTATCCTTGGTTGATGACCTGCCTGGGCCACGGTTAAATTGACTCACCTTTCTTATAACGCACAACGGCTTTAACAATAGCGTCAGCTATTAACTCTTGGTACCCCGGGTTATTCAGCTTTGCCTCTTCACTCGGATTGCTTATAAAGCCCAGTTCCGATAAAACGGCAGGCATATCCGTACCATTCAAGACCGCCAAATCGGTCCTAGGTTTAACCCCCCGGTTCGGTGCTCCCGTGGCTTTAACCAGTTCCTGTTGCACCAGCTGGGCCAGGCGCAACCCGTTTTTACTGGCAGGGTTGTAGAGAGTTTCAGATCCTTTCGCTACGGCCGGACCAAAATTACAATGAAGGCTAATAAACACATCAGCCCCGAAGTTATTAGCAATATTACACCGTTGCCCCAAGGAAGGATACCAGTCCCTTGACCGGGTTAGGGTAATCCTGGCCCCCTTAGCGGCCAGTTTCTTCTCAAGTAATAACCCTACCGACAGATTGATATCCTCTTCCTCGGTATAGATGGGGTCGTCATTCTTCCCGTCCACTGCCCCAGGATCCTTTCCTCCATGGCCAGGGTCAATGCAGACACTAAACCCTTGCAACTCTTTGGAAGCGGCCAATAGCTCCCGTATTTTCACCTGAGTCCTTGGCCCAACCACCCCATCCACGGCCAGGCCATACTTCTGCTGGAACTTAAAAACGGCCTCCTCGGTTCTCATCCCGAAAATGCCGTCTACACCTCCTGGGTCAAAGCCCAGGACCTTCAGGTTCTGCTGGAGTTCTTTCACGTCAACTCCCCGAGACCCTCGTGCTAACATATATATCACACCTCTCTTAAGTAGTCCACAGTTTAATTCCTACGAGGCCAGCTACAATGGTCATTAGAGCAAAGATTAGTTTCCAAGTATTACTCAGAAACCCGGTCATACTGACCATCATCATGTTGATCTGAGTCTTAACCTCAACAATGTCCTTGTGAATTTGCTTGAAGTCATCACTCCCCTCTTCTAGCCGCTTTTCTATTTCTCCAATCTTTACCCATAAAGATTTGATTTGTTCCACTATCTTATCGTTTGACCATACCATCCTCTGGCCCCCTTTCATATTAAAAAGCAGGAATATCTTGCCAAGTGTAGAATAAAACTCTTAACAACCGTAAATTATATTGGTTGAAAGGAGTCGATACTGATGAAAAAATATCTTGCTGGTCTAATTACCGGCCTAATCCTGGCCACCACCTCCTTTGCCTTTGCCGCCAACCCCATAAAGCTAATTGTAGGAGGCAAAGAAATTCAATCTGATGTACCGCCCCAGGTAATCAACGGCCGCACCATGGTCCCGGCCCGGTTCCTGGCGGAGTCGCTGGGGGCTAAGGTAGAATGGGATGCGGCGAATAATGCTGTGGTTGTGACACCTGGGGGGTTGATTAATGATGCCCCGACAGTTCCCACGGATTTGCCGCCGGTCGGAAGCGGTGGAACATCAAGTTCAAGTACAAATGACGCTCAAGGTGATTGGATTAGCCTTCGAGAATTAACTGATAAATATGGTGTTGATGTTAGGATGGGAGATAAATTCACTCTCAAAAAGGCAGATAAAACGATCGAATTTTCCGCACCTAAAGCATCATCTAATGGTGGGGTTCAAATAATTCAGGTTACACCCGAATTGAAGGCTAAGATAGACAAAGGCAGGTTTTACCTTTCGCTGCAGGAATTGAAGAATATAGGATTTTTACCAAACCAGTAACAGGGACTTTTAAAGTCCCTGTTTTTTTGTTAAGGGTTAGCAGGCGGTGGTGCCAAAGTAGCTATGAATTTTTCCAGTTCCGTTTTTTCAGCTTGCAAATTAGTCAATACTTCTTGGGCTGCAGTAATTTGACTTTGTGCCCGTTGAATCTCTCTATTAATTCGTTCAAGAACCAGGGTTGCTTCATCATAATTTGAAATTAAAAATTCTTGTACCCTTGTTAAAACGAGATTGCCATTCCGCTTTAAAGCTTTACTAATAATGTTTGGCCTCAACTTTTGCCCTCCTTTCCTAAACTCCCATTAATGCTTGAACAAATACAGCAGCATCAACGCGGCCTAAACCGTCTGTGTTGCTGGTATCCGTTCCAGGCGTTATCTCTATTATATTCCATTGTCCGACATTCATTTTGGAAGCTATATCAATGGCACTTTGATCAGTTGCATAAGTTCCACCTACCTGGACACCATTGACCTTCACTGTCACATTGGGTGGAGTTTGACCAGTATAAATGCCAAAGCCAATCACATGGGTATGTCCAGGAACAGTCACTGTAACGGTATGACTATGAGAAGGGATTGTTATATCGTGTCGATGATGAGCATCTATCGTATGTGAATGACCGCCGGCTGCCCCCATGTTCCTGTAATCATGGTAATGGTCGCTCCCGGCAATAGTAGGAATAGTCCAAGAAGTGCTTCCACTATGGGCGTGGTCGCCCTCCCAGGACATAGCATCAGGCACAAACGCTGAATATAAATTATAGACATCATCGGAACTAGTCTGCGTCGTCCCCCCGCCACTACTGGAAGTCTGCGTGCTAGTCGTATCGCTCGCACTTGAAATCGCCTTTTCATATGCCCGAAATGCCAGCAGCCTAAACCTCATTAATGCCTTTTTAATACTCTTGGTTTCTGCCGGCAAATAAACATAAAGCCGTAAAGGATTATCCTTATCCACATTATCGGCCCGACCATCCTGCCAGGTTTGGAGAATTCCATCCTCATCCAGAACCACAGTCTGGCCATCCTTGGCAATTACCTGCAGCCCAAACTTCCCAGTCGCATACTGCCCGGCATGGAGCCTCTTCTTAGGGTTTGGAGTGCTATTGTCATAGACATGCAGCCCGTCTGCCATTAGCTTGGTATAACCATCCTCGGTGGCCAGGGCATAGAGTGCATTGACAATGATCTTGCTGGCCATGATACCCCGGGCGCTCACCGCAGTATCATATTCGTTTCCGTTGGGATCCTTCAACAACATTCCCTGGGGAGTCAACACAATCTCACCGCCGGTGGGGTTACCGGCCTGATCGGTCTCAATAATCTTAAACCCGTTATCTGTCCACTGAATCTTCCCGTTGCTCCCCAGAATCTGAGTGGCTTCTCCCACCAGCAGCCCCTTCAGCAGATTCTTTAACCCCGGGTTAGGCGCCACCTGCTCATTAACAATTCGCTGGGCCACATCCATAGATGCCAACTTCTCGGCCCAATTCTCCAGGGGGTCTCCTATCTCCAGTTCAGCCTGCTCCCGCTCAAAGAAGTTGTACCGGTTCTTAATCACCATCTGCTTAACATCGATGGCCAGGAACTCCTCATCATAAATGGTAACTACATCCCCAACCCCGAAAACCTCTCCTTCGTAGCCGGTCACATACCGGAGGTCCACCATTTTCACCTGGTAGTTGACCTTCGGCCGGGAGGTTTTAGCCACTTCTTTCAGGGCCGCATCCTTCAGTTCCTGCGGATCCTCGATATCCTGCCTGTCGTAGTTGCCCTCCTTTATGGCCCAAGACGGGACAGGGTCGGTAGGAAGTAGTTTTAGCTTTTCCCGGATATAGGTGAAATCCTCAACATAAATCACGTTGTTATTGACGCTGCGGATATCCAGATGGTCTTTGCCGTAGGGGATAAGGCGGTTCACTATATTCGTATCAGTTTCCCGCTTGATGCTTTTCAAGTTCTTACCGTACCTGATATGAACCGGCCTCTCAATACCTGGGTTGACCACCAGGAAGACGGTTTTCTGGAGGCTGTTAAATTTCAGGTATCCGCCCCATATTTTTTGGACCTCCCAAAGGTTAGCCAGGCAGGAGAGTTTTTCTGTTTCTAAGTCGTGGGTACCCAGAACATCTACAGTACCGACTGTCCACCCGGTTGGAGCCAGCAATTGAGTCAGGACGGTAAAAGCATCGGCCCTTAGAATTTCTACGGTAATATACGGGGTATAGATGCCGCCTAACTCAATATAACTCTCCTCAAATTGAACGTTAGACAGCAGCTTACCACTATCATCCCGCTCCTCTTCCTTGCCGACTAGAACAAACTCATGGCCATCAGCAATTATGCTGTACTTATCATCAATAAATTCCCACTTGGACGAATTCATGGGCAGAATAAATTTCAAAGTCACCTGCCCATTAAGGTTTTCCTCTATCCAGCAATTCTTTATCCCGTCCGGGTCGGGAGAGATGAAGGCCACCGTACGACTGGTGGCCCTTTCTTTTACTTCTAATGCCTTTTTGCCTACATCGACCAAACCATCACCCCTCCTTACAGGTACTTAGTCCTTTTCTGTACTTCAATGGTTATAGTCCTGGCAGTTTCGCCATCCTGATACTTAATTGTATTAGCCCCCGGCAGGAGCGCAAAAAAAGCACCGTTTATGAGGTGCAACACATTGGTTCCATTAAGTTTGGCAGTCATGGCCTTCATATCAATGACCAACTCATCCCCTGGGGCCAGAGTACCGGTGAAGGTTATAGCCTTGGAGTCCGGGGCGACTGAGGTGGTACCCAGGATATCGTAGGTGGTGTTGATAGGGATTTTGATGGAGTGCTCGTTAATAACTTCATAGGTGGTATTGATGGGTACCTTGACAGAGTATTCGTTAACTACCGTGTATTCGGTGTTAATCTGTTCTTTGATGGAATAGAGGTGAATTATTTCATACTGGGTTTCGATTACTTCCCTGATTCGGTCGGAGCCGGTGAGGGGCCGGGAAGTATATGGGGTAGAGCCGCAAGCGAAGCCGCCCATGACTACGTGATTGCCCACGACTTGAGGAGATACTATACTGAGGTTTGCCGTACCGGTTATCCCACCATAGGATGCTGTTACAGTAACTGCTCCATCAAATAAGCCTGTGACAGTAGCGGTGCCATCCAGATTATCGTTGATGCTGGCAATGCTAGGGTTAGAAACAGTCCAAGCAAATGGTACCGTGACATGGTTACCGTTGATATCCTTTGCGATTGCGGTAAATGTTTGGGTTCTATCAGGCGATATATTGGCCGTTGAAGGGATTAAAGTTATAGTGAAAATCGCCACAGTAGAAGATTGGTTACCCAGGCTGTCACTAACCGTTAGTATGGTACTATATGTACCGCTTGAAACAACTGCTCCAGCGTCATTCCTTCCATCCCATGTCATTGAAGATGCTCCGACAGGCTGCTGGGAAGTTATGGTTCTTACCAAAACTTTATTGTTATCGTATATTCTCAGGGTTGACTCTAAAGCTACCTCGAAAGAATCCTGGGTAGTATAGTTAATTGTTACTGGTGTTCCAGAATATTGAATCGTTGCCGGAAAGCCAGATATAGTCGGAGCTGCTTTGGGAAGGTTTGTGGTTTTTGTAGTAGCCGGACTAGGATGGTTGTGCGTTACAGATAAATTAGATACAGTAGCGTGGACATTCTCGAAGGTAATTTTATAATGCGTAGGGGTAAAGGTATACTTAATCGTCATCAGCCTGGTTGTATCTGTGCTGTCGTATACGTCCCAGGCCATCACCAGGGTTTCGCCAGCAACTTGTTTGGTCGGTTCGTGAATATTAAGCTGACCCTGGCCAGTTTGTGCTCCTGCCAGTCTATAGGTTGTTCCACCAGCAGTAAAGGTAATATCTTTGACTGGATTAGTATTAGTTCTACGGTACATGCCAGGAATTGACCAATCATTAGATAATCCAGCAGGTTCGTCTATTATCACGTCGTACCCTGCATATTGAATAAGCTTGATATAACCATCTAACCCCGTTTTATGCCGTAAGATAGAATGATAATATTGGGATTCATAGCGTAGCCCTTTTTGGTCTGACTGCCCTTCCTGATCATTGTAATCGAAGTGAGCATATACCGGCATGGGGTTGGAGTTAGTTACCACCGTTTCTAAGTAAGTGCCCAATTCAGAAACGGAATAAAAATCAAGTAAATAACCGTAGCGATCTTTCATCCATAGCATTAGCTGTTTGTCCAAATGCCACATTTCAGTATCGCCATTCGGAAGTATTATCCCTGACCTAGCATTAACTTCTTTGAACATCCAGTAGGGGTCGATATAGCACGGAAGGAAATAATAGTCATTAAAAGTGATTGACTGAGAATCCTCCATCAGCATACGGATAGTATTCTGCTGTGCAAAATAGTTATTTGTGCTGTCTACTATCCCCAACCCTGTAACATCGCTCTTTCCTACTATGTCCGGTTCTGGATTCATTCGATACGGCCCCCACTGCAAAGGGGTTAATCCTGCTATGATGTTTTGAGTATTTGCGGGATTGCCGTTACCTGGGACATTAGAATGTCGCTTGGAAGGCTTGTAAAACTGAAAAGGGATACCTAAAGAGCCATTATTATCCACAGAGTTCCCTTGCTCCCTGGTTCCGCCCGGAGCTAATTTATAACCTAAAGACACCGCTTTTTCTATTAAATCATTATTATATTGCCATGCTACACTGGCAACAGGGTATTTCCCAAAAACTTCAAAACATTTATCGTGGCACTCTTGTATCCGTTGTATCTCTGAGGTTATACCTTCGCTCCATGAAGGATTAACAGGAAACCACGCATAGTGAGGTAGGGTTACTATGTCATAACCATAACTGGTAACTAAGGTCTTTAAATAATTTAAAATATTCAATGGTTCGCCACTTGTGGCAAAAAGAATTTGTCTACTTACATAAAGGGTGATTTTGGTTGTAAAATTAGCCCTAATCCAATCATGTAGCGTCTGAATTTGCGCTTGCGTAGGATTAGAGGCGGTCATGTGGTCAGTGCTAGTACAAATAAGATTAACAATTACCTTACCTCTTATAGTTCCACCTGTATAGGGTGTATCTATTAATGTTGTGGTGTTTGTAACAGACCCGCTGGATTCTCCTTCTGCGTTATATGCAGTTACCTTATACCAATACTGTTTGTTTCGTTCCAAGCCAATAAAACCGGGGTAAGAACGATAACTGTCTAATTGGGTACTAGCCGGTCTTCTATCCTCATAACTGGTCGTGGTAATCGTTGCTATTTGAGTGTAGTTAGAGCCATCTTCTGACCTGTAAATCTTGTATCCAAGGGAGCCGCTTATAGCTCCCCATGATAGGCTTACTTTATTCACGCCAGGAGTGATGTTTACTATTGGGTTACCAGGTATTGCCATAATATCACTCCTTTACGCTACAGTGATGGTATCAAAAGAGTTGGTTTGCTGTGTAGTGGTGGCTACGTTGAAGTTCACGCCCAAATAGAAGCCCGAACTTATATCTAGCCCATGTGCCTGTGTTGTTACAGTAGTTACGCCGTCTTTAACCACAAAATTAGTTGCCGTCACTTCTATCGTAAATGTCTTAGTTCCCGTCTTATAGGCGGCTGTTGTGGTATCCTGGAAGAGTACTGTTCTTGTTCCAGCATTTTTCTTAATTACAAACAACCCATTGTTTAAAGTGAGTTTTACAAAATTAGTCATATCCTCTGCGTTCCCTGTCCAAGTTGTTGGAGCAATACAGATTTCCATACCACATTGGTTTATGCCCGGAAGCCCTTCCAACGTAGCGTTAATAGTTCTGCCAGCTCCTAAAGATATAGCTGTTTTAGTGACTATTCCCTTGCCGTTCCAGCTATTATTGGCCGTAGAAGCCATAACAGCCGTTAATTTATTGTTCTGTATATCAAAAGTTGAACCTGCGGTCAATGTGGTTCCGTAGGAAGTGTTATTCCACTTGGTTGCATCAGGAGCCGAACCGTTGGCCGCTGTGAAGTATTCTTCAAACACATAACTGGTAACTGTAAATGCTTGCGCAACACTCCATCCACCCCAGCCTCCTTGTGGATCATAAGCCCTAATCCAATATTTATAATCGCCAGCCCCCAAGGTTGCAGTAATGGCTTCTGTAATTGCGCCGCCATCGGCAATGTTTTTGCCCGTTCTCAACACTTTGGTGGCGCTGGCATCGTCCGGATTTGATACTGCGCTGGCCGCATAGCTGATTTCTACCTGGGTAACGTTTGGGCCGTCCGCGTTGCTCACGGTACCGTTGGCCGTAAAACCAGAGGTGCTTATATTAGTGGCTGCTGCAACGGTTACGGTTGGGGCGTTATTGGTAGGCACAGTCACCAACTTAGCCGCACCCCAGGAACCGGCCCCGCTCGTGCTGGAAACAGCCCGTACATAAACATTGAAACTTGTCCCTATGGCATGATTGGCCGTTACTGCATACCCGGCATTCATCTGAGCAGAGGTTACCCCCGTGGCCACAATATTACCGGTGGTCCCATCAGCTATATCAAAGGTGATAGTGGCAGCAGGGTTGTCAGGGTCAGTGGGCTGGTTGGCGGTGGCCAGCTGAACAGTATAGCCGGTGGTGGAAATGCCGGTTATATTAATAAGAGCAGCATCAGGAGCCGACGGAATAGCGTCAATTACGCCGGAAGTTTGGAATGCCACAATATTGGAATCCACAGTCTGTCCGGCGGTGTCTCGTGTTCTAACAGTTATCTCATAATTGGTACTGGTATTCAGCCCTGTTACAGTCCTCGGGAACGCCGTCAGGCCACTCTGGCCGGTCACCAGGGTAAAAGCCCCTCCCTGAGTAACATTCCTGATATAGATGTCATAGACAACCGCACCCTCAAAGTCAGAACCGGGGGTAACCATATTGACATCGCATCTGTCCCCACCGACATTGGTCACGCTAATAGTTGCCGCCGTCGGCAGCATATCAGAAGCACAGCTAAAGGCGCTGGTGAAGGTGGCAGCCATCACGGTACCCACAATGTTTTCGCTGGGCAGTAACTCTACATAGAAGGGGCTGGTGGCAATGGCCAGGGCCGTGGTGTTTTCAGTTGGCAAGGCCGCTCCCGCCGCTAAGGCAACAGATTGGCTGTAAGTCCCGCCAGTTGTGTTAATTGTACCTTGCTTGGTTTCTGAACCAGAAACTGTGCCAATGTAAACGTCCGCAGCCGTTACATTCGTCGGGAAAGCCGGAACCTGTACAGTCAACCTCTGACCGGCAGCAATTGTCACCGAAGCCCTGGTAGCGCAGGGAAGAGTCTGCCCGGCGGCAGTTACCCAAACATAGGTCACAAAATATGTTCCGGCCGGCAGAGTAGAATAAGGGGTTGCGTCTGTTACAGCGGCAGCGGTAGCCGCAGTTGATGGGTCAGCTATTGCAGTCGGGGTGAATAGCACCTCCCGGATCTTCGTGCTGGAGGAAGCCACCGCCTGGCCGTTCTTGTCCCTAAATTCAAAAGTCCCCAATAGGGCCGCCCCGTTTTTGTTCTTGACTGTCAGCCGGGTTAACAAATCGTCACCGTTCATATTCTGATTAAACTTAATCGACACCACCGAAGCCTTATTGACATTAACCGCATTGGCCGCAGGGGTTATCTGGGTCACCACCGGCACTGTCCCTGATGTAACAATATCCTCGAACTTAATCCAGTTAGTCCCGTTGGAATAATAGCGTACCCCGGCCACGTAAGCATCCGCTCCGGCATACTGGGCCGGTGGATATGTCGAGTTCAACAAATCCAGGGTAGTTGCTGTCAACTTAATCTGCAGCTTAGAATTCGCTTCCAGGGCATCAAAAAACGCCTTAGCTACCGTACGAATTGCCTTCACGGCCTCATATGCGTCAATAACATGTTTGGCCCTGTTTTGGGTACCCCAGTTCTGATATTCTAACTTAGTGACCTGTTTCCCGGCCTCTGTGGTAGCGAATCTCACCCGACTAGCGGCATAGTTGACAAAAAAGGTATTGCCAACCAGGTTGGCCATGTCGGTAACTTCGCTGTACTGAATACCATTCACGAAAACCGTTACCGTAGTCGGAACGGTGCTGGAAGGTTCCCGGGCCGCCATACTTAGGTCGATTACCCCATTGGCCGGTATGGTTATTGCCCCGCCTCTTAAGGCCACTTCATCGCTGGTCTGGGGAGCATCCAGCATGTCGGTGAATGCCGTCGGTAACGCTACAATCTTATCATCCCATGGCATTTATAACCCCTCCTTTTAGTAGTTATAAACTTCGAAATTGAAAGCCAGTCCCGCTGCCACCAAGGCTCCTAATGGAATGTCCAACTTTACAAACCAAGATGCCGCTTGTGTTGGTTCAACATTCCCCAGGGTTAATGGTGTTCCGTCCGTCACCCATGAAGTCCCGTTCAAAGATAGGCTGCCATAACCCCTTCCATCTGAGGTTTCTCGAACCATAAGACTTTTTGCCGTCTTATCTCCCGTGTTCCTGACCCGAAATTGTAACTGGTGAACTTCTTCAGATAACTGGCCCCAGTTATAAGTCCAAGCATTACCTACTTTAGTGACCGGGTTCCATGTCGTAGTTGTAGGATTATAAACCTCTACAGTTATTGCCGCTGCCAATCAAATCCACCTCCTTAAGGCGTATTAACCCTTGTGATAGTGATATTGCTTACCGGCGTTGTACCGGAATTAACGATACGAATAACCGGATACTCCTCCGGGTTCCGGGCCTCCATCTGAATGTTCTGGGTCTGTTCGTTTGCCGTAACCGACCACGATACCGCTTCAGCCAGGTTGGAATAAAAGTACGGATCTGAGCATACAAACGGCAGAGTAAATTTCCCTGCCGTAACTAATTGTTCTAATGGGATACTGCCGGAATACCGTGCCATGCAGTATTTGTCCGGGTCCTCATCCAGGATTAACTTGCGTTCACCTTTCTTGGGATTCAACCAGGCCGCTATCTGGGTTTTCTTGAGCAGAAAATCTGCACGGCTGTTACCCTTGACTATGCACTCGATTTCAATGGTACGCTTATCGAACTCACTGCCAAAGTACCAGACCCCGTCCCGGCCAGGGACACTCTCCTCCCGGTCTCTGGTGGAGGGTGCCAGGCTTGGCATAGCCCGGGCCTTAATTCCATAGGTTGAACTATGCACCCCATCAAAAGTAAACCCGCCCATATCACCGCCCCCTCACTCTACCGATTGATCTAGCGGACTTCCACAACTGGCGGCCGGTTGTATCTACATCCAAGTCGCCTTCCAGTACCGTTTTTTCGGAATTAAAAAGAGGCCCATTCAGTTGTACTGTGGTGCCTCCTAATCCTTTTAAGGATGGAATTTTAGCAAGCATCGAAGTTAACTCATCAAATTTAGTGGTCATTATCGGAGAGAGGACCCGTTCATCCTTTCGCAACAGGGCTATCCCTTCGCTAGTAGCTAATGCGCCGGTATGAGCCTTGGGCAGTATGTCAAAAGACCAAGTATCAGCATACCATTTAAGCCCGTAGCCAAGGGCTTCCACCACGTCCCTGACGTACACCCAACTGGTCCCTTTAATTTCCTTGGCTGGCTTAAATCTACGGCCACCAATAATGACCTCCTGGGTCTTATTATCCCAATCCACGGATTCACCTAGAATACTGGCCAGTTCCCGTGATTTCATGATAGCTCGGTCATTCATCATTTCATACTGGCCCTGGTAGATGGTGGTAATAGGGGTCTGGGTTACAGCATCTATTTCATCCTCGATGGTGTTTTGGCTTGGCGCTGCTTGGTTTTGGTTCTCCTGCTTGGCAGAGTCAATAATTTCCTGTACCTTGGTGAAATCGCCGGACTCTAAGCCCCTAATTAGTTCGTCAATCAGGGATTTACCGGTCTCGAACCATTCCGGTTTAGTGGCAGAAATTGCTGCAATGGTATCAAGGATTCCAGTTTCGGCAACCTCTTTAACTTTTTCATAATGCTCTTCAAGTTTCCGCCTTTCCTCTTCGGCGGCTTCCTTGACATCATCAATCTGCTTTTCAAGGTTTTCCTTTTTATCTTCCCTGGCCCAGTCCTCCTGCTGTTCCTGCCACCGGCGCTTTTCTTCAGCTATCTTTTTATCAATTTCCTTTATGGCATCTTGGTGCTCTTTACCGGTCCGAAGCTCGTGGTAACGCCTTTCCTCTTGAAGTTCAGCTAACCTCTTATTGTACTCTTCTTCGGCATCGGCTCGCTCGTCAAACTTCTCCTCTTCGTCCAGTTTGGCAATTTCATCTTCCAGGCCTTTAATCTTGTCCTTAGCCTCCTGGTCGATTTTATCCATCATGTCTTTGTATTTCTTCTCGACCTCTTTAAAAGACTGATCTAGGAGTTTGCCCCTCAGTTTGACGATATCCTGGTCGATTTCCAATATTTCATCAGTTGTCAGCTGATAGACCTTTTTTAATCTGGAAAGGTATTCGATCTGCTGCTCCAGAGAGATCCTGCCCAGTTCGCCTTCCTTGCGGATCAACTCCCTAAGCTTAGCCACTCTCTCCTGGGTAACCTTTGCATAGGCCCGACCGGCGTCAACTATGGCCGACTGATTTTCCCACCAGGCCGCGGAGTTCCGCTGAATATCAACAGTGAGTTTATTCTTTACCTCAGTCAGTTCCTGGAGTGATTGATTATAGGTATCTGTGTTGATATAGCCGGCCTTGTACAACCGGTTTAATTCACTGATTTCCCAGTTAACCTTCCCTAAAACTTCCCTGTTTTTGTTATTCAGGGCGTGCAGTTCATTCTGCTGCCGGGTATAGACAGCTACCTGCTGGGCCAAATTCTTTTGGAGCAGGTCATACTGCTGAGTTTTTTCGTATAGCTGTTCCCTGACCTTAAGCTGTTCCAACTCGGCCTGGGTAGCTTTAACAGTTGCCTGGTAGGATTCAAGGGAACTTTCATAGCCCTTGGCCTTTGTTTTGTACCGGTCGATGAAGGCTTTGGCCCGCTTGTCGTAATCATCCTCATTTTCATAGCCGGTGTGGTCAAAGATGCTGCCTTTGGGCTTTTCTCCTTTTAGACCAGCCAACCACTTCTCCGGATCTACGTACTTGCCGTTAATCTTTACCCGGAAATCCAAATGTTCGCCCTTACTGTTACCGGCCCCCCAGGTGCCGGGCTTACCCCCTGACAGGCCGATGATGTCACCGGCCTTAACTGCAGTGCCTACCTTGGCATCAGGCAGTTTGGAAAGATGAACATAGGTAACTTCTTCTCCGGAGGTAAGCTTTATAGTTACAAAGGCGTTACCCTTTGAATCTTTGCCCTTGGCGGTGATGACACCGTCTCCTACCGCCTCCAGTTCAGTTCCTTGCTTCATGGCAATATCCAGGCCCTTATGGGTATAGGAGCCTCTGTTTTCGCCGAATCTGGAGGTTATTCTGGCATCTTCCCAGGGGTTATAGGCATTGGATGAACGGGGTGAAGCTTTGGCGCCAGTACCCTTGGTGCCGCCGGTATTAATGCCTGCTTGCTTTTTAACGTTTTCCTCAATCCGCTTTATATCTTCTTCCGTGTACCCTTTAAAAGCAAACCATTGCTCCCGGAGGCGTTTTAACTCCTGGTCGATTTCCATCAACCGGCGTTGGGCTTGTACGCTCCGATCATTTTTTAACCTTTCTCTTTCTTGTAAAAGAGCGGATTCCTTGGCACTAAACTCCAGGGACTTCGATATGTTCTGGGCCTCCACGGATTTCTTATAGGCATCTGCGGTCTTGTAAAGCTGATCCTCAAGTATCTTAGCCTTCTTGGTTTCAGAATCGTAGGAGGCAAGCAGTTCTGGCTTAATCTTAAGTATCTGCTCAATGATTGACTTCATTTCCGCTTCTGCCTGGGCGCTCTTCTCAACCTGGGGCTTCAGCGCTTTGTATCTTTCAGCAAGTTCAGCAAGGTTCTTTTGCTGTTCTCGTTGTTGCTTTACTTCTCTTTCTTGAGCTTCTTCCAACTGGTCAATCGCTACTACAACGCCCAGAACTCCAGCCGCTACTCCGGCAAAAACACCAACAGAACTGGTCGCCAAAACCCTAATTGCACCAGTGAGACCGATAGTAGCCTTTTCAACTTTTCCTACATTGGCCGCCAGGCTAATCATGCCGCTGGCTATCTGTCCTGCACCCAACACCCTCATGGCGAAGTTTACGGAAGCTACCACGGCGGCCAGTTCAACCATTACAATAATTATGTCTTTAATCGGGTCGGGCATCTTTTGGAAGGTATCAATTGCCCACTTGGCCCCATCTACCAACCCTTTGAGGACATCTAACAGACCAGCTTCTCCAGCTACTACATAAAGCTCCTGAACGGCAGTTTTAAGCGCTTGCCACTTTTTCTCCAAGGTGGCCATGGTCCGCTCGTTCTCTTTCATTGAATAGCCCAAAGCCGTCTCCTGAGTGGCCACGGCTTTGGCTACGACATTCCACCGCTCTAACAGGGCGATGAAGTAGTTCCTGCGGTACAAGTTACCGCCGGCGGCTGCCAGTTCATTCTTTTCGGCATCAGTAAGGATACTCAGTTCATCCGCAAAAAGACCGGCTGCCTCAGCAGATTCAACAAAACTGGACTGAACATCCTCCCCAATGGCGTTCCACTTAGCTGCCAGGTCTGCAAAGATCTCAGTGGCGTTCCGATAAGTTGTCTTGGCAGCATCAGCGAATACATTAATCCCGGCCTTTTCGAAGGCCTCAATGGATTTAGGCCGCTGCATAAAGGACAAGATAGAGTTAAGGGCGTTACCTACCTCTTTCCCTGTACGGCCGGAGGCCTCCCGCATTGCAGTAAGAATCCCTATGGTTTCCTCCAGGGTCAAGTTCATTACCTTGGCTGCTCCGGAGGAACGAACCAAACCGTCGATAATCTCCTGGGAAGAGATAGCGTAATCATCGGCTACCTTGTTGATTTTATCCAGTGTGGGAAGGAGGTCCTTAGCTGTCATGTTCCACTGGGACATTATAGCTACCATTCCTTGGGTGGCCTGCTCAGAATTCAGTTCGGCGGTATTTAGGGCCAGTAAGGCGGTACGAGTAAGCTCAATGGTATCAGCCATGTTGTAACCGGCCTGGGCCCAGCGAAGGGCAATATCCTGGACTACTTCCCAGGGCTGACCGAAGTCCTTGCCAAGGGCAAATAATTCCGTCCGCATGGTCGCCATGTCAGCGGTGGCATCTTCCATCACCCGCATGATACTAACCATGCCCATTTCAACATCACTTATAGTAGCAGTCATGTCATAGCCTATAAAGCCAGCACCAGCGAAGCCAGCTCCAATACCCATCATTTCGCCCTTGTCGGTCATCCTGTCAAGGAAGGTTTTGCGGTGGTGGGCCATCCGGGCGCTCATGCGCCTATCTTCGGCTTCCATCTTGCGGTTATGGATTTCCTGTGCTCTTTCTTCTTCACGGAAAAACTTGTAGAGAAGGGCAGTCTGAGCAACATTAAAGGTCTGCTCCATCTGTAACCGCTTGGCATGGGATTCCTTCTCAGCCAGTTCCATTTTCTGCAGATGAGCTTGAAACGACCGGGTCTGCCTGTTGCTCATGGCGTTGACCTGGTTAAACATGCGGTTGATACGGTCGCCGACTGTCTCTACGGTCGGAAGGAACCCCTTTAGGGATTTGTCCATTTTGTCAATTGCTTCACCAAAGGTAATGGCTTTTTTCTCTATCTTGTCAATTTTTATATCTAAATCCGCAGCGATTTTATTGACGGTATCTTTCTTGGCCATGGGGTTCCCTCCTTCGAAGGCAATAAAAAAGGAACCTGCCTAATTTAGCAAGCTCCTATGTTTCTATGTGATATATCCTTTAAGCCGGGTTTTGAACTAACCTGTAAAACCTTTGCCATAACTTTTCTGCCTTCTTTGCCCAGTTCTTTTTGTGTTTCAGAAAAGGCGGTACACTGGTTCTGCTTTGCAACCCGGGGCAGCACAGAGCTGCGGTCGCCAGTGCTTTTAGTTCTTCCTCTTTGGCATTGCTCTTTTTCATTATATCTGCTGCGGATTGCTTAATTAACGGTGATTCTATAATCCTATCAGGCAATACGGTTTCATCCGCCTGAAGCAGTTTACGCACTTGGTCACAAAAAGTCATTAATCAAACCTCCTTACTTACGCAGACCTATGTAATGTCTGAATCAGCGTAGACCCGCTAACCAAAACCACATCATCACAGAGAGCGGCAAACTCCCGGGCCTGCCTTGTGAAATCGCTTGAAGTAATCAATATCGCCCGGTCTGCCTTATGGGCCATCATGGTTCCGTATAAATCCCGCACTTCTCTGGCCCCTACCGGGTTAGACCAGTTCTTGCACTGAACTATGGCGTATTCTGAACCATCAGCCTTCCAAGCATGGAAGTCAATACCTCTGTCACCTGTCCGGGGCGTCGGCTCGATGGCATAGCCGAGGTGCATTAGGTACTTACCGATGAACTCCTCAAATTCTTCACCGGTTAAAGCCCGTATCTTGGCCAGTTTTGAATAAACCTTGTGAGGTGGATCTTTAGGAATGAACTTATATTTCCGAAGTGAACGGACAAATAGAATGCAAATAATTAACATCACGACGGCTTCAATGTATTGTTTGCGAACCAAAAAGTTTAAAAAAGCAAACCATGTCCCCAGGGAGAACAAGACCCTTGTTAACATAAGCACCATCCTTAAGCGGGGTGTTACTATCATAAGTATACCCCAAAGAGGAAGTATATGCCAGTCCACCACAAATAAATTCGCACATAGGTTCGTCTCATCCCATTGCCTACTCACCTAAAAGTTTTTCCAAAGCCTCCATCTGCTCCCATGAAAGAATACCTGCTTCTTCATCTTCCGGGCTTGCGTATTCGCCTAAATCTTCCTCCTGATCCTCCTTGAGGGCCCCGTGGATGGCGGCAAGGAACTTCCGGTTGTCAGCTATATCTGTAGCAATTTCCTCTATCAGGCCCTGGATCTGTGGCAAAGTGGAGTTGGCAATCTGCTCCGTTGACATGTTGCAGTAGCGTTTAAGAAGATAAACGGTTTTTCGCCAGGAGAGGGGTTCGCCTTTGTTGTTTTCGGTTCGAACATCTTTCTTTCGCTTAATCCCGCTTGAATCTAAGAAAGTAGTCGAGAGCGTCCTCGACCTCCTGGACATCTGAATTTACTATATCTTCATCGGTTATCTGGTTACCAAAAGCCTTTTTGACTAGGTTAAACAGTTTTTCCCGGGTTTCTTTCTTCATCAGGGCCACGCCGGTTGCATAGGGGATTTGTACATATTCCTGGATGCACTCCTCCAGTTCCCCTATTTTGCAAAGTTTCACCGGCAGGAGCTTTCCGTTTATGTTAAACTTTTTGCCCTTTCCCAGGGCCGCATTGAGTTCGTTGAAGTCGGTCATAATATGATACCTCCTATAAAGATAACTGGCAAGGGCAGGCTAGTAAGACTTCCCATCGCAAGGTAATTTAAGATAACTCTTTATTAAATCACCCGTTACACCCATTGCTACTTGCACCACTTCTGCCATTTTTCATTTCCCCTTTCCTTAACCTTTGCCCTTGCCAAAACCTTATCCATTTACCTCCCAATCCCCCGAAGGGGTAAGCCCCTGGTTAGGAGGTGTCACCAGGGGCTTAAGTTGTAACGGCAGCGAAATGCCGGAAATAGTATCAGTAAACTTAAGCAACAGTATACCGTCTCAAAGTACCCAACTTCTTGTCAGGCCGCTCAGGGTCAAGAACCCGGAGACTTACAGTCTGGGAGCCGGCCCCACGCTTGGCATCATAGGTAATGTCACCATTGGACAAGCAGGAGAACAGCTCGATCTGGAAGCCGGCCAGTTCACCGGACCTCTGCCTCCATTGGCCATCATGCACTACGGCAATGGGGAAGGGTTGATCATCACGCAGAATGTCGTAAACTTCCACCTGGGCTTGGGTGTATTTATAGCTGACCACCAAGTCCTTGCCGATATCGCCGACATGGAAGTCAATCTGGCCGTTGGCGTTAACCTTGTACTCTCCAGCTTGAGCCGGAGTGCCGGAAACCTTGGTCAACTTAAACCCTGTGTCAGCATACTTGACATGGGCCACGGTAGTGACCTTGTTTGTCTTGCTAAGGGTAGCGGTACCGGCAGTAGGCGTTGCGCCAACCCCTTCCACTTTGATGAACTCACCCAGTTTCCACAGTTCCACCTCGTTGGTGTCGGCCTGGGTTACAGAACCACCCAACATTACCCGGTATGCATCCAGGTTGTACTTCACATCTTCCGCAGTAACGGTAATCTCTTTGTTCTTTACAAGGGAGTCGATGGCGTAGTAGGAATTACCGTCCAGAATGTCTTCGATGTCAACCTTGGCAGACATTTTGAAGGTGGACAGGTTGGCAAGCTCCAGAACTTCGGAAGTGTCTGCGGGGTTGTAGGCCCAGAAGGTCCCTGCGCCTTTGGAAATAAGCTTCTTGGTCACTTTAAATCAGTCTCCTTTCTGTTTAAATTCTTTTAGTTGGTCCCGGGTCATGATGTGCTGACAGAAAATAGAGCTATCGCACCAAAGGCTAAAACCCCTTTCTTTGGCTTCCTGGCAGAAGTAGATGTCTTCACCTTGGGGATGATAGCCATACCGCACCTTTCTAATGACTTTCCGGGACAATAAATAAACCGCCCCAGTCACATCTACTTCGAATAGACTGTTAAGCGGATAGTCACGGTAGCTTTGCAGGCCTTCCCGACGAATCATAATATTGGGGAACCGGTTGGGATAGTTTTCGTGGGCGTTGAAGTGGTAGTCATTGTAGATCAGGGCCGCTACTATGTCTTTCCGATGTGCCAGGAGCCGAGTTAGAATGTCGGGCGGCACGATGATATCGGAGTCTACAGAGAAGAGATAGTCAATTTCAAGGTTTGCTGCTATGGAAAGGAGGAGGTTCCTGACTTCCGCCAGGGGGCCGTAGATTCTGTCCCTTTCCTGACGGTCTTCCCTATCCTCCGGGGCACATTGATTACGCTCAATAATTGTGGTTGAGTGATTCTTGGCAAATTCAAATAGCAGTTCCCGGCTGTTATCAGTGGAATCGTTTAGGATGAAGCAGAAGGTTAGTAGTTCCTTAGGGTAGTCCAACCTTTCCAGAGCCGCCAGGTAATACGGCAGCACCCAAGCCCGGTTGCGGACCGGCGCACCGATGAGGATCCGTGGCAATGAGTTAGGCATTATAGCCCCTTCCTCTCTAACGCTTCCTCTATGGCCGCCATAGCCACCTTGGCCCTTGCATCCCAGGAGTTTTGCCTGGCCAGTTCGATTCGCCTTGCGACTACTTCCGCTGAATTGTTCCATGGTTGGATTTGCACAGCAACATTAGCCAAAAACTCATCGTAGTGGCGAGAAACATAAACTTCTTTAAGTTGCTGGGCCTCTGGCAAAGCAGTAGTCACTACCGGCTTACCTGCCGCCAGATATTCCCACATTTTAATAGGGTTACAGGATTCAATCATGGATGTCACCTTGAAGGGGATAATCGCCACATCGAAATGCTGTAGATACCTCGGCAACTCTTCGTAATCCTTGTACCCCAGGTAATGGACACCTGACGGAATCTGCTCCTTTCCAATCCCATATAAGCACCCAATCATCACCACTGACCAACCAACACGCTCAGCTAACCTAGTCAGTCTCTCCACCATTTCCCAATCCACCCATGTAGCCAAGGCCCCGTAAAAACCAACTATCGGCCCTGGAGGCAAGTCGGCTGGTCTGGGTAGTTGCTCCGTCCGGTGAAAATGGTCGAAATCCACCCCGTTCGGCACTAGGTGAACATTATTATTCAACCGCTTCGCCATGTCATAAAGCTTCTGCGAACTGGCCAACACCACATCAGCTCTTCGTACCGCCTCTTCATACCTCGGTGCCCAATGGGCAAACTCTTCGGTTGGCTCATCAATGCTATCAAACACTACCAGTTGCTCATCGAACCGGCCCAGGCAGCTTACATGTTCCGGGTAGGAGTAATAGAAAATCGGCTTATTCGCCACAGGCCCGGCCCGGTTATACAGGAATAGGTTCGGCTCTATTTCCTGGATGCCAGTCGGCTGCGCAACATAATGGTCATGGTTCATAAAATGAGCTTTCCACCCTGCCCGGGCGAAGACTTTCATCATCTGCTGGGGCCGCTGGTGCATATAGTAATAGTCCACTGTAGGAGGATAGATTATTTCTCTCATAGAATCGCCTCACTCATCTGATACCGCTGGCTGAACAGCTTTATATTCGCCACCCCTGACCGCCCCCCGAATTCACCCAGCCACTGAATCTCAAAGGCAGCGGTATCGGCTACATTTAGGATCTTGCCATTAAATAACTTAAACACCTGCTTCCCTATGGTCATAGCCTCAAAAAGGGAACCGGCGTAGATATCTACCTGATAAGTAGCGTCATAAACCGCATAATTATCTTTGTTCGGCAGCCCTGGTGTTGGGTAGATACAAACTAAGGGGATTGAGGTAGTAACCAGGCCATTAGGTTCCTGCTCTTTCTGCACCTTCTGACTCTTAGTCTGCGGAGGCACTGCGGCAGGATCCGGCGGAGTTGACTGTCGTAATACCAACCTCAGAAACTCTGCATCATCCGTCAGCACCTTCCCCAAGGCGTTGCAGGCATCCACAGCCGACATAAACCTCACCTCCCATCGTCAATGCGCCGGTGATACGGGAACCTTTCGATTACCCCCGTCAACCGGTCAATTACCCGCTTCCGGTTCAGTTCAACCAATTTCTCTAACCAGTGCAGGGGTTCATGGGGTTCAATGGTAACCTTCTCCTTGGTCTTACGGTCAATGAAGGTCATGCCCTCGATGTCCACCCCGGCTAATCCGCCGCCAGAGCGATGAGTTTTGCCATCCAGATCCTTGTATGTACCATAAGGTCGGCCCATGATGGGAGCACCGGGAACTTTCGGCCTGGCCGGGTTATAGTACTCGCTGTCGAAGTAGTCATCCCAGGCGGGGTTATCAGGGTCGGCCTTGCTACCGGAACCGTGTTCAGTGATCAGAGCACCCATCCCCCCGGCTTCCACTCGGCCAATGATGCGGTTGGCCTCTTCGGTGACCCAGGCAGTTATCTGGGATTGGTCTACTTCTTCCGGAGCAAACTGTTTTGCCTCGGTTTCCAGAAGGATGGTTAGTTCCAGGATTTCCTCGGCTATGGCGTTTTTTAGGTCACGGGTGAAGCCATGGGTGTCGAAGGAGAGAGACATAGTCTTACCCCCTTTGCTTGACAGAAACCTGTTGAAAGTGAATTGCCCTAAACAGGCTAATTTGTCAAGTAATGAAAATCTACTGCCTGCTATCCAGACTCAACTGGGCCACATGCAGTCCCGGGCTCTGGAACGAATCAATGGCATCGACCTGGTAGTTCTTACCGAACACCACCCTATCCAATACCGCTAAGGGATTACTGCTCTGGATATATAACCGTGCCACGGTCGTAGGCAACAAGCCGGGATCTGCCTGCCTCATGGCCTGGGTAATTACCTCGATGAAGGCCTTAACATTAGTTGCCTGATCTGGCCAGGTTGAACCGGTGACGTTATTGAATTCATCGTAGGTCAACGTTTCTCTTTGGATGGTGATAGTGGCGTTACATTTAAGCATCTGGGCCACTTTGGCCACAACTTCACCACCGACCACTTCCGGATAGATGGAACGAACCAAACAGGTTTCGCTGGTAACCTGATTCTCAACCAAGGCCCCACCTGGCAGAGTAACTTCTGGTAGAAAGGTCCCCTGCCGCTCATTCTCCCAGGAGAAGGAACTGGTCTTACGGTTGCCCTTGCCGATGATGGCCGTTGCGGCAACGCCATTAACTAAACAGCTAACCCCATATTCCAGGATAAAATCCCTGCGTTCGTCTTTCATGCCCCCACCGCCTTACTGGGCTGAATTAGCCGCCGACCTGGTTGGCCCGGTTAATCCGGCCAGGGTAGGTGACTGGCTAACCGGGCCAACCGCTTCGACCGTGCTGATCATGCCGATGTATTCCTGGGCCATGGCTTCCATGACAACCTTCTTCTTATCCCAGTCCACAGCTTCCTTCGTGTACTTGAAACCGGTTTCGGATTGCTCTGAGGTTTTGAACTTGGCCTTCAATCCGGGGCAGCAGTTAGCCGCTATCTGGGCTAAAGTCGCTGACCGAAGATAGGTGGCATCGTCCCCGGCAGCATCAAGAATGGCCTGGTAGTTGGGTACCTGGCGGATTATCATTAGTTCGGCTAAGGTGATGACATTCTCCCGGTCAATGGCAGTGTTAGGCAGGACTTGGGCAGATACCCCCAGGAGTTCCCGAACGGCATCCTGGTAACCGGTCGCCGCTGCGCCTATAAGGATGCGGTTAGCCATGGCTATTCACCTACTTCTTTTTATTGGTGGCAGGAGTTTCTGCAGGTGGTTCTACAGGTGGTTCCTCCAATTTTATTTCAGGCTGTACCTCGACCAAGATACCTTCATTGATTTTTGCTCTGATAAAATGCGTTTCCTCAACCACAACCGGGTCGGGGCCGGTAATTACTAAACCGGTTTCCTGGTCCCAGGCGATTCTGGTCGGATCTTTCAGTTTTACAGTAATTTCACTCATATTGATTCACCCTTTCTTCACCCTTTCGTTAATCAAAGGTAAGCCGCATAGTTCGCAGCTATACGGCTTTATTATTGGTTCATTATTGGTTCATTACTGGTTCAAGGTGAGGACTTTAGTAGCCTCGTTAAACAGCTTGGAAAAACCATTGTTCTCGGAGACAGTCAGAACCGAAGTCTGATTCAGAATGAACTTCTCGGACTCCATGATATCGGAACCGATTTCAGTTACCTGCTCAATACCGTACCGGCGGTCAAGGCCAATCAACTGGTTAGCCGGAGCAGACTTCAGGTATACCAACCGATAGTTAACAAATAGATCTTGAGTCAACTGCATCTTGGCTTGCACCGGACCTTGCTGAATCATGCTCAGAAGCACCAAGGGGTCGACGTTGGGGAACTGCATAGTCAGCACCTGCAACAGTTCAGCCTCCCCGCCAATTACAGTAGTACACTGATACGGATAAAACTTCAGCAAAAACTTCAGCCAGGACTTGTAATCCAGCCCATCAAGCACCACACCGCCCAGGTCGGCATTAAGCCGGTAAACGGTTGCAGCATTGTTGTTGCCGTCACCGTTAATGATGACCCCTAAGGCATCGTCAGCCTTGTCCATGGATGTCTGCTCTGCAATCCGACGAACATGCAGGGCCAGCATATCAATCCGCATCCGGCGAATAGCTTCGTAGCTTGCTTTGATGGCCCGACCATACTTATAGATCTTAATGCTTTGGTCTTTGCCTTTTAGTTCGGCCAAAGGCAGCTCACCGGCCTCAGTTACACGCTTTTTGGTCTGTTCTTCCGGCTGGTCAGCAACATAGTAGGAACTGTACACATTAGTGTCGATGGGAGTGTTAATGGCTACCAGCTCAGGGAGAATACTGTCGGCTATTAATACCTCCCTGGCAGTACGGGAAATGAATTCCGGGAACAGGACTTTGGACTCTTCAGTCTGGTAGAATGCTTCCACGGTGCTGGCGTAAATACCCTTTTCCTCCTTGGATGCAACCCTTATCCCGAACCGCTTCAACTGGCGTTCATAAGCGTCCAGTTTTTCGTTAGGCCCATAGGCTTCTGAAGGGTCAATTTTCTCCAGGTATTGAGAGAAGGTCAGTTTTTCAGCCTGGGCCTTCTTAAACATATCAACAGAAAGCTTAATATCGTTTGCTTTAGGGGTTACAGTGATTCCACTCATCTTATTAATCGCTCCTTTCTTTTTTAGGGATTAAACCAAAACTGTAGCAATGTTATTGACGGTATCGAGGCTAACAACCAAGCCGCGGCCCTTCTCAACGATACTGTAGGTGGCAGCTCCGCCTTCATTAACAGCCTGCTCAGGGGCGTTTTTGACACCACCAGCACCGTCGACAACCACGAACTTGCCCACAGTGGGAGGAACGGGGGTTGCTGCAGGGTTATAGGGTACTTGCAAGAACCCACTATATTCCACTGTACCGTAACCGTCACCTTCAACCTTGACCAACTTGCCAAGGAATACATCATTGGCTGCACCCAAACCGGCAGTATCGGCAGCAGCAAGGGTCACTGCCTTGCCTTCATCAGCTGCGGTGATGCCGACAGCCAACTTAAAAGTTGCGGTTTTAACACCGACACCTTTAAAACTTAATCCTCCGCGCATTTATATCGCTCCTTTCATATGCCAAACCATTTTTAAACTACTTTTTCATAGAAAAAACATCATCATCCAGGGTGACGCTGGCCACTTGACTATTACCATCAAAGACGGGCAATTCTAATCTGCCGGCATCAGTATGCCGCTGGAACCCAAGCTTAGCGGCAGCGGACTGCTCCCACTTTTCGCCCATGGACTTGATTTCATCCACAGACAGGGCTTCGAACATCTTGCGATAGGTTTCAGCCGGGAAGTCATTCCCTTGGTCACGGACACCGCTGGCCAGTGCAGCTTCAATTACATCCTGGCGGTACTTACGGCCCTGTTCAGCTTCCTTGGCCACTAATTCCAGGCCTTCCCTGAACCCAATCTCAGGCGCAATGCCCAGGGCTTCCATGACCACAGCTTCGACGCTTTCTTTGGCGGCATCCAATGCCTGCAGGATATTTTCCCTGGCGATTTCGGCATCCTCGGAGAAGCCCAGGCTCTCCCTGACCAGTTTGACCAGTCCGTCATACTTCTGCTGCAGTGCTTGCAGTTTTTGCTCCAACATAGGATCCTCACTTCCTTTCGAGAGTTTCTTTAGTGCGGCCGGCAATGTCCCGTCAAGTGCATCTTTGATTTCGTGGGCGCCATGCTGCTGATCCAGAATGTGTTTGGCGCAACTGCGGTGGGCTTCTACGACTTCGGCCATGCTCATGCCTATATCCTCGCCGGCAGAGAGTGCGATGTATTTTTTGTGCAGCTCATCGTGCTGGCGGTGATAATCTGTTTGTACTGCGGTGCGGGGAATAAATAAATCTACACTGTGCCGTGAGTAGGTAGCATAGACTTGAACACCAAGGGGTATTTCTTTGATATTTTCAGCTACCACATACTTGCTCGGGACGCTGTATTTATCATGCGCCCGTGCCTCGCCGGTCGCCATGCATATTCCTGCTCCCGGGTAGGCGCCGTCGAAAACGAAACTGTTTTCCATCAGGCCGCCCGGGGGTTTGGCCCATACGAAGCATAAACCGCCTTCTTCTGGATATTCCCGTCCCGGCCAGTGCGGGCAGTTCTGTCCATCCCGAATGTCATTGCCGCAGATGGAGCACTCCATCCGGTCAGCATACCAGCCAATGGAGGTATCGAATATGACTCCGGTTTCAATTCCCTTGGCCAGGTCATCAGTCTTAACCCCATCTATTTCCAGCCCCATCGGCATGTAGAAGTCAGCATAAAGGTTATAGGCTTTGGTCATCATTTCCGGATTCATTGTATCTGGGCATTCTTCCCGGCGGATAATGCCATCGAAGCTACGGCCGTAGGGAATTACCCTATTGGCCGAACCCCAGCCGGAGGCCCAAAGGTGAGAGTCAATCTGAGCTATGCCCTGCTTTGTGTGCTGCAGCATCACATCCAGCATGGACTTGTGGATCCGGATATAGCGGCGGGGAACCATCTGGTCACCAACAAGCATATTGCGGTAGACGAACACATCATCGGCGGAAAGTTCCTTCTTTGCCAGGGCGTTTATCTTAGCCAGTTGTCCCGCTGTTGGTCGGCCAAAGGCGATAAGACCGGGGGCTGAATTAATTTGTTCTTGGCCTTCTTGAACTTGTTCATGCAAGTCTTTCACATCAACCACCTCCTTGTAAAGTCTGAATCGGGCTATAAAACTGGGCCAGCTTCTGCTTGTCCCCGGTAGCTTGCAGCTCTCTTTTTTGGCGGGCAATATCTGCCATGGAAGGGCGGCTATCCGTCGCTGTTATCATCGCTTCCACCATCGCCATCATTGTCGTCACCTTCATCGCCGTCCCTATCGTCTTCCTTGTTTCTTCCATCGCCACCACCCCCTATACTAACTTTCCCAAAGGCAAGATTAAGCAGATCCACATCCATTTCTCCAACCGGCTGACGACCAACCAACTCCATGGCAGCTCCTTTCTGATCTTGCAGACCCAGGGCAATTAATTTAAGTTGGTTCAGAATAGATTCCCCAAAATCTTTCTGCCGCTGCTCTTCACTCCTGAAGTCGATAGGCTCAAACTCAAAGTCAACCGTACCCTGGAAGCCTTTCAGGTTCAAGGCAAAAGTAAAAGCCCTTTCCAATAGGGCTTCACTTACTTTTTGGACATCCTCTACACCTTTGGCGTAGAGCATCATATCCGTGCTGACATAAGTCTCCGTACTGCCTTCCTTCCGGCCCAGAATGGTCATTAGGGTTTTTAGTGCCGCTGCCATCTGATGGTCAAGAACATCAATCAGGCCCCGGATATCGAAAGAGGCTTTGGCAGCCTGGCCAACCATGCCCAGTTCAACGCTGTCATAATGGACCATGACATCATCCGGGTTAAGCTGACTGTATAGATTAATCAGTTCTGTAAGCCTGGCATTAAGCCATTCGGCATATTTATCAGGGTTATTTTTTATGGCCGCCGGGCAGTTCTTGGACACGACCTCTTCCAGAATCTTAGCCTCTATCCTGGGATACCCGACTATATGGACTGCAGCCTTCAGGTCTATTAGAACCTGCATATAGAAGAACACTACCTGCAGTACCGGTAGAATAGGACTCCGGCCGTAAGGGTCTCCTATTTTCGGGTCCAGGGCCTCATAGAAGAAGTTTGGATAATCAAGCCGTTTATAGCCATTCTCCCAGACTTCTTCCTGGTCAGAGCGGTTGCCCCGATCACTGTTACCCTGCTGCCTTCGCCTGCCGCTCATCCCCTGATACTGCCAGGGCACGTTCCGGCCGTCCTCACCCCTGCGGAAATAGATGCTATTCACATCCACCGGGGCTATCTCTGCTACATCCCAAAGGTTATCAAACAGAACGGCTTCACCTGCACAGGCGCCATCTTTGATAATAGACAGGTGCAGTTGGTTAAGCAGGTTATCCAGAGACTTGGATTCTTCAAATCGGCCACTGTTCGGCGTAGCTCCCATCCTGATGATCAGCTCATCAACTAATTTCTGCCCCCGGGCATCAGGTTCACCTGCTAGGTTCTTAGCCGTGACCGTCCATCCGCTATTGGCCACCCGGAGAAACTGCCAGACTGCGTAACTGATATCTGGGTGGGTATCGGCTAGGATATCCAGTAGCTCCGGGGCCGATAGCTGCGACTGTTTGGATAAGTCAATCCGGTGGATGTCGCCGTACCGGCGTGGGAGGAAGGTTGAGCCAATGCCCCACCAGTTAAAGCCGCTGGTATCTGTGGTCTGCCTGGCCGTAGCCGCCTGGCGTGGGGCATTGTTTGATGAGGCAGGGGTGCGGGGTTGGGAGGCGTAGGTGGAAGTTGATGTTTTTGCCCCCTGGTTCTTGTTTGCCCTGAATCTCCCTATGAAGTTGCGGATTATGGTAAATACATTCAAGGCGGCTTACACCTGCCTTTCTGTTTATTTGTGGCCGCTATTTCCTTGGCATAGTCACTATCATCGGTGCAGCAGTGTGCTGGAATTCTTTATCTTCATTAATCATTTCCGCCAAGCCAGTCAGCGCATCAGCCGCGTCATCATCCTTGTTTTTGCCTTCTTTTTGGAAAGTGGTAATGGCTAGATAAAACTCCGGATACTTATAATTCCACCTCGGAGGAAAGAATACATGATTAGTTATAAAACTACTATTCGTCAATATCCTTGCGATTTTATTCGCCGACTGATGGAACCATTCGACGCTTACACTTTTTGTTTGGTGGCGTTCCCATATCAACCGTTCGACATTCCGCGCAAAACCCCGGCCGCCGTTGTTAGATTCAATTTTAGCAAGGTTTACATCGTTCCTGGCCAGAAAATCCGCTGTGGCTGGTTCAGTGATTTCCATGGCTTCCTGCGTATAATAAACATCAAGTATCCACGCTTCGCCCTGATATACCCCGGCCACGATTGAACAAAGCCAGTTGTTTCCCTCATCAGCCGTATCGGTGTAACTGATAATCTGTTCAAAGAGTGGATAGCCGTTATCATCCCTGGGGATATCGGTCCATTCTTTCAGATCCTTGTACAACCGCCCCTGGATGTCAACCGGTTCCTGGTGGTAGTTGGCTCGGAATATGGCCGGGTCCATGGTATTGCGCAGACTATTGTACCGTTTTTTTGACAACAAGTCCGGGCAAAGCATTGTATCTGTGGCTTCGTTGTAAACTTCCATTTTCAAGACATACCACTCATCCGCTTCGGGGCCGTCAAGTATTCTGCCACATATATCCTTTTTAGCCCAGCGGGTCATGTTGACTATTTCAAGCGGTTCACCGCCTTTGGCAGATACCCGGGACATGAATGTGCCGGTATACCATCGCCATATTTTATCAAGATGGTTCTCGTTAAACGCTTCCTCTGCGCCTTTAACGGGGTCATCAACAATGAGTATGGTACCGCCTTTTGATGTAATAGACCCACCGACACCTGCGCCAAGGTATGAAAAATGCTGGCCTTCAAGAGCCCATTTCTCAAAGCCGGCATTACTTCTTTTAATTCTGGTCTTGGGGAATATGTCAGAGTAAACAATGTCGGCGGCGTCAATCTTTTGGACTGTAATGCCGTCCCTGGTATAGCGCGAAAAATCACTTGCCGTGCTGTCGTTATACGAGCAAGTAATTATTTTTTCTTTGGGATTTTTCCCGAACACCCAGCCAGCGAAATTAATTAGCGTCCTTGATTTGCCGTGCTGGGGAGGGAGGTTGAGCATCAGTTTTTTGCAAGTCTGGTAACCGGTCGGCAGTCCCTCTGTGCTATCAACGATAGTCCATTCTTTCACTGGCGGGAACCGGACGATTCGGCCCTCATATAACGCCTGCAAGATGTTGCATATAATCTTAAGGTGTTCCCGGTCGTCTAAATAAAAGTCAGGCGCTACAGTTTTACAGAAATGCCAAAAGCTTTGCTGAGCTTGCTCTATCTCAGTTTGTCTCTGCCCCTGGTCTATGTAGTTTTCTACGTTTGCCTGGGAGCAAATATAATCATGGATTTGGTTAAGCACATCATTTGCCACCACCTGTCATGGCCTGGTGCTCCAGGGCCAACTGTCTTAGCCTTGGATTGCCTGCCAGTTTGGCCAGTACGTTATTACAGGCATCCGGATTTTCTTTTCTGAATTCCTCGATGAAGATCCTGATATATTCCTGGACCAGGTTATATTCATGGACCTTGGCTGTAAGATCCACCATAAACTTGTTATTCTCCCGGATCTCCTTGCTGACTGCCGCCAGTTCATAGATGTAATTCTGGAAGTCCTTTTTGTGGCGCTCCAGATAGACCTTGACTCGATCAATTACCCAAAGTGGATTCCCTAACCGTTCAAGGTCATCCAACAGTTGTTTATAATGCCTGTCAACACGGTCCGGGAATTGCTCTATTTCATCCAATTGAAGAAACATCTTATTGCAGAGCGATATTTGGGACTGGATTATATCGAACTCCTGGTTGACAGCCTTTTGAATCCGACGCCGGTCGGCCTTGATAACCTCGACCTTCTTCTCTGTCTCTCGGTTTCTGAATCTCTTGACAGCCATATTGGTGATGGTATCTTTGATGCCCTGGCGGGTGAGCTCCTCGTTACATAGTTTGGCCAAGGTTACATCGGCAATGTCCCTGTTTCGATTGATGTGGTCTGTCACGAATTCTTCTAAGCCGTATTTTTCAATTTTTCCTGGTTTGGCCATGGGCATCATCCTTTATATTAACGTTAACGGAATTAACGTTAATCGATAACGTTAATGTTATAAATTAACGTTAATCAGGGTTAACGTTATGAGTTACTTCGATTTATTGCTCATTAGGAGGGGTTTTGGGAGTTAACGTTTACTGAAACTCCCATTCATACTCTTCAGCATTCTCGGTAAGTCTCTTTCGTTTCAGGTGTTTAGTAATATCATCCTGGTCCTTGACGAACATTATCTTCTGGCTCCGGGCAATGGCGGCGTACTGGATGACTATTTGGTCCCAGAGGATGTCCAGGGGACTTTTAACCTGGATGGATTCGATGATTTCAAGAGTCTCTGAATCCTCCGGAAAGATTTTTCGGAAGAAACCATGGGTTACGGCATTAGAGTTTTTCACAGGGGCACCATGACCGACTGCATTTTTATTGCCTTTAGGGGCTCCCTATTTTCCTTTCTTCTTCGGAGTACTCCACTTGCTGGTTTGGAGTACTCCGTTTAGTTTCTGTTCCCATTTATCTTTGCACTTCCACCCGCCGATAGTCCGTTCGGGGAGTTGAAGGATTTCGGCGATTTTCCGGTTAGTAATTTTTCCGCCATGTTCCTTGTAAATTTCGAATGCTTTATCACGTTCCGGACTTCGTTCGCGTCCCATCTACATCATCACCCACCTCCGGCAGGCTTTTGTTTGTTTTGCCCAAAAGAAAAGGCCCAGCGTTACGCTGAACCATTATTGCCTAGCTTTCTTTGATATGCTGAATCACATCTTCTATTTCACAGCCCAGATAAGTACAAATCTTATCCAGGACCTCCATGGAGACATATTCGTCTTTGCTAATTTTGGCCAGGGTCACCGGACTAAATCCTAAGTCTTCCCTGAGGTTCTGCTTTTTCAAATCCTTGTCAATCAGCGTCTTTAGTAACGGCTTATAGGTAAACATCTTAACAACCCCTTTCTGTACTTATTTAACATTATTATATAATAAAAGTACAGAAAGATAAACCTTTTGTCCATATATCTATTGACTATAGATGCAGATTAATATATAATAAGTACATAAACATAAACTAAATATACAGGAGGTTGTTTATATGATTAAAAACACCAAGCAAAACTGGACCGTTGGTTCCACCGTAAAAGTCGGTTTTCTTAGCCTAAAAGTAATTGAAATTATCCCCACCCCGGGAGATGGTCTCCCTGATCAGTACCTTTTGGAAAACTCCAAAGGCAAGCAATATATATTCACACCACATTACGGCCTGGAAGCCGTGGTGGCTTAGAGCTGGAGGCGATTACTTATGTTTAAACCCTACTTTGACCCTCAATTCTTAGGCGGTGCCTGGGTTTGTGGCATCTGCTCTAAATGCGGTAAAAAGATAGACGGTTACCATATCTGGCACTGGAGAGGATACAAGGATAACAAAGATTATTGCGGTTATTGTTACCCGGCTGATTCATATAGAGTAATTTACTAAGGTCGCTTCGGCGGCTTTTTATTTTTATACTTCCTCTACCACTGCCTTACCACCATACTTTTCCGCCCTCAAACTAGCCTCCACCTCAGTATAACAAATATCCACCGGCTCTAAGCAAACACCGTTGTAAAGAAGTACCACAAACATTTTCATAACTTCTCATCCCGGTAGAATCCCGGCTTCTCCTTCATCAACTGCTCCACTTCCCTGGTGCTCGCCTTCACCGACCGCAGGAACTGGCCACCCATCATTTCGACCAACCTCCGCCAGATATTAGGTTGCCGCAGATATATAAACTCCCCTATGGTCATGGGCCTCATCTCCCAAAAGAAAAGAACAGCCGGTTATCGACTGTTCTTTATCATCTGTTATTAGAGGGACTCCCTGCCCCTGGGCGCAAACCGCCCTTATACCATATTTATATCAAATGTGACCCTGGGTTGTCCAGTATATTGTCTGGATTTTGTCCCTCGTTTTGTCTGGATTTTGTCAGTTTTTTTAAAATTCCTTTGCTCCGATGTTTTTATCACAGTCGCTCTGACATTTTTCCGATTAGCCCGGACACAGCACCTTTGTACTTCGCCTGGGTATTCGGGTCACTTATTTCGCCCAAGGCTCCAAGCAAGTCATTAAATCCCTTTACTAAAGCCTCAAAACACAAAGAAAATTTAATAACCGCTTTGTCTCCAGCCTGGCTCACTTTTTGTCTCAGCTCGGCAAGCTCCTTTTCCACATCTTCCGGAATCTTTTCAACAACAGCCGCCTCAACGGTAACCGGCTGTTTCATTTTTTCCGTCAGTTCCTCGACCTTACGCTGCGCCTCTTTCAGTTGCTTCTCAAGCTGTTTGACCATTTCATCTGAGGACCCATCGGAGCGGGCTTCTTTTAACAGACCGGATAACCGCTCAACTTCCGATTTGGTCCGCTGCCGTTCTTTTTCAAGTTCTTCCTGAAGCATTTTAATGGTGTCGTTTTTATCCTTAAGAAGTTGATTTGCAGTAGCCACATTAGACTGGAGGCTCGAAGTTTCACTGCGTAGCTTATCCCGTTCTTCGACCAGTTCATTAACCAGTTTTTTAGCGTTGTCCCGCTCCTTGATGAGCTTCTGAAGCTCACGGGAGGACATGTTTTCAACATCATGCTCTTTAATGAATTGCTCCCGCTCATCCGCCGGGATTCCTAGCAGTGCAACGGCTTGGGTATAACTTAAATTCCCAAGCGCTTGGTATTTTGCGTTGTCGCCAAAAATAGCAATTTGATTGGCGCCATATTCTTCGAATATCCTCATGAGGTTATTTGCCGTACTCTGAGAATAATCAACTGATTTCTTTAGCCAGTTGCCCCATTCGCCATGCGGAATCATAGCCTTGGCCTCTACCAAGCGCCGACCTATCTCAATGCTGTTATAGAGGACCAATTTCCGGGTTTGGTCTTTAATGCTGTTAATCTCTACAGCTATAAGCAACGGTGTTCTCTCTACAGGTAGGCTGCTGTTCATAACTGTAATTTCACTCATGGTTTTCACTCCTTCCGGTTATGCCGGCACTCTTATCCTGGTTTTCTTTTTGTCTGGCACTTTAATATCTAATGTATTAATCTTGATATTAGCTTCTTTGGCCCAGGCCACAATTTCACTATTCAGCTCAGCGTTATTTGAAACCGGTTTGTTTCTGTCCAGCTTCGCCTGAACCAGTTCTTTTTCCTTAATCTCCAGGCAGGCGACCAGTTTCCCTTTATCCTCGGCCACTAAGACAATCCATTTCTGATTTTCTTTCATAGCGGCTCCATATGATGCTACACAATTATGCAGTATATGACCGGCTTCAAGTAACTGCATGGACTCTTCCGGTAGGAAGAATCTAAGCCGGTCCTTCTGCATCGACAGCCTTTTTACTATGTGCTCCGGAACATTGAATTTTACGTTTACATGATTTTGTTTTTTGTGCATAATTGACATCCAATCATGGAGATCTCTGAGTTTAACCGACTCTGTTTTCAGTGCCTTCCGATTCTCTTTGTTAAGCTGTTGAAATAAGGTAACGCAATCCCATAACTGCATTTCCTTGTATTCTTCTACCAAACGGACAATGCCGGCCTCTCCGTAAAATACCTTCATCCGACGCAAGAACTTCATTAAGTCTTTGTTTTGGGAAGCTGATATGCCCTTGCTTAGTTCTCTTAAACCTTCAAACAAGCGAACAGCGTAATCGTAATTTGAACACAGTCTAAAGGTATTGGACAACAAACATACATCAAACGGGTTTTCACTTAACACCCTCCGTATGTAAGGTCTGTCGGGTAACGATTTGGCAGCAACCATGGCATTAACAAAACTTGTTTTACGTCTCTTCGCAATAACTTCATTCATATAATCATCATCGCTAATCATTTTCGTTTCCCAAAAATCCATGATACTACTTTCTTTTTCCCGGTAAACAGTCGGTAAATTTGGTGCATCCGGGCACAGCACACGGTAAGCGATATTCAATATGGGTAGCAGAAATGTACCGTGGACTTGGCCGGGTGAGACATGCATCGAAGCTATTTTATGGCCAAGACGTTTTTCCAGTTTTCGGCGTACAGTCTCACGCAAAACCTTCAATATTTTGTTAAGCTCTCTTTTTTGATTTAAATTTGCCAGGCTGAAGGGAAGGAAAAAACGAAGTATACTTTTCTCCAGAAATTCCAGCTGGAATGGGTGGCCTATTTCAAAAGCCTCATCCTCGAATCCGTTAACAACGCTGGAAAATAAAACAGTTCGTTTGGCGATATCAAACCGGATAGTTTCTTTATAAGTCCCGGCAAAAACGCGCATTGCATCCCTAAATCCTATAGTTTTGCCAGTGACCCCAAAGATGACTACGTTTTCATAAACTTTGACAGTCAGACGGATTTTGTTCGGGACATCTTCCCCTCGCTTTATATAGACCACATTGGCACTATGCTGCTTCCCACAATGAGGGCAGTAAAAATACTTTCCCCGCTCAACATACCAATAAGCTCCTAGTTGCCGGCCCCAGGCAGCTATAAAAGCCTGATCACATTCCTCGCAAAAATATTGATATTCATGTAATCCGTTATCCATATAATCCAGATCTTCAGCATAGGCCGAAAACATCTGCGGCACAATTACTTCAGCAATTAGCACCCGACATCACCCCCTACAGCAAATCATCAAGCTTAACATCAAAGACCGACTCGGCCACAGGAGGCGTGGGTGCCGGGGTGGCCGTGGCAGCTACCTGGGCAGGAGTTGTGACTATCCCTTCAATCCCAAAATATTTCAGTACAACCGCAAAGCCTTCCTGATCTGTGAGCACAGCGCAATTCCCAACCTTCTTTTTCTCGGCTTCCTTCCGCATCTCATCGAGGCTCTTACCGATGGTCTTACCTTCGGTCAGGATCTTCTCAGCGTCCTGAGGATTCTTATCCAGGTGTTGGAGTAAAAACCCTCCGACCACCTGAATATATGAGTTATTCTTACCTTTTTCTATTTCAGCTTTTATTTTTGCAATAGCATTTTCAAGCATAAAAATACCCCCTTTTAAACACACATAATTAAAAGCATTTTAAGCAACAATATCACCGAGGTGATTAGAATGTATTATGCATTCTTGCTCACCGTAATCCTTTTGACGATAATAATCTTAAAACTTAGCAATTAGGATTACGGCTGGGGATTTCTTAGGGATGCCCTAAGAAAATCCCTAGCCGAACAATATAAAAAAATAAAGTTGAAACAAAATTTTTATCAAATCTACTCAAACCACCATCTAAAACTAATCGCAAACTTCTTTAGCACCTCGGACCGGATTATATAAAATCGGTCCTTATTTATTTTCAGCTCCCTAATTACCGCCCTCCTGGAGAACTCCCTGAAGTACCGATAGAACACAAAGTCTCTCTGCTCCTGGTTAAGGCACTCCATGACCTTGTCCACCCGTTCCTTCTTGGCGGTTATATTGGCCAGTTTGATAGCCTCATCATCACAACCGCCGTCGCCATCACCGCCGCCACCCAGCCCAGGGCCGTATGATGTTGCTGAGATTCCCGGATCCTCGCTGCAGGCAATCTCCCAAAAAGGATACTTCCGGAGTTCCTTCTCAACCTGCCACTCTACCTTGGCATATTCGCAGGATATGGTTGACCGGTGGTTCCGGTTGCACTTGTCGCAGTAATACTTGCTTTTTCTTGCCTGGTTATTGGTTTCCTGGTTCTTATTTTGGGACACTAGGAAGCCTCCTTCTTTTCTTGGGTTTAATTTCCCAGGGGTCGTACTTATAAACCTGAGCATCCTTGTTAAGTTTGACAGCCAAAAACTGGCCGGCATCATCAATCCCTGTATCAACCACCGTTCCCGTAAGCCCGTTATATGTAACGATTTCTTCTCCCAACCGGGGAAGGGATAAATCTTTCTTCATGGTAATCATCACCTACCATCACCTACCCTTTCCCCTTTTAACCGTTCATGGCACTGGGACCAGGCCTTCGGTATTCCGCAACCGGCCTCCCTGGACGGAAGTCACCAGGCACCCTATTGCGAAGCTCCCGTTCAAAAGTCCTTTGAAATATTGAATCCTCCGGGACCCTAAACTTAGGTATCCTGGTACCGTTTAGGCTGCCTAACTTGCACCTTTTGCATCCCATATCATACTTGGTGACACAGAACCGCCGTTCAGGACAATACGGTGCGGTAATACACTTCATGTGTTTCATAATGCTCCCGCTCCTTCCTTTGGTACACCTCTTTGGTACACCTCTCTCCTTTTGGCGTTTATTCGTATCCTAAACACTCTTTAAGTTCGTTGATAAGGTCCGATAGTTCACCTTTTGTCCAATTAGTTACCAACCACACATAGCGGTTTTCTATACCCAATTCTTCCGCCAAGGATTTTGCATAGTTTAATTGTTTTACTGATGGCTGTTCTTCCCTCCACCCCATTTACACCGCCTCCTTCGCCTTACCTTTCCCCTTCATGGTGCCCTTGCCCTTCCCTTTGCCCTTCTTAGTTGGCACAATACCCAGTATCTTCAACACCACTTCCTGCTGTATCTGGGTAAGCTTGTCCAAACTAGCAGGATCCTTCCGGTATTCGTCTACCGCCTCCACAATCCTAGCCACAGTATAGGCGTCGGCTTCGTCGTGGGTCTTAAATTCAACTCCCCAGCGTTTGTAGACTTCTAAGACCATGAATTCCTTCTTGGTGTTGCCCTTCCCGGACGCAAACTGCTTTACCTGACCGGTGGAAGGCTCGATATAATCAAAATATCCTGCTTTGAAAATTTCCTCCCTAATGGCACCACCGACCCACCCCAGTTGATGAGCCTGGTTGGCCTGGGAATAGGCAAACCCTTCAACTCCAACTTCATCAGGCTTATAGACCTCAAGCAATCCCCTGACCTTTTCCCTAATGAATAAGTACCTGGGAATCCCCTTTAAATCCGTCTTGATAGCCTCACTGAAAACCACTTCCCCGTCACAGATAACCACCACAGCGGGGCTGGCGAGGCCGCCGTCAATCCCCATGTATTTGCCCATTAGCGGCCACCTGCCAATCTGCGCTGGCTTAACCTCCTGGATTCGCCGGCCGCATGTTTCTGATATGTACTCTCCAGGCAATCACCGCACACGAGTTTATCACTCAAGGAGATCATACCCTCCTTGGTACAGCCGCAAACCATACAGCCCGGGTTATATTTTTGCAGAACAATTCTCTCACCATCGGTGAAGATTTCCAGTGGATCCTTTTCGCCAAGCCCCATGGTTTTTCTCAACTCCATAGGGATAACTACCCTGCCTAAATCATCCAACTTCCGTACAATACCGGTACTTTTCATAATCGGAATACCTCCCTAATGATTTATTTGGCCAGATCAGGGCCACAGAAAATTAATTCACATAACCAACTGGGGTCAAATTCAGCGGTACCGCATTAACAACCGCCTTCCCAATGTTTCCGGCAATCCTCGCATAACAACCAACATTACTCCTTCGTATTATCCACTGCTAGGTTCAGGTGCCGATCCTGCCTCGACCGTCTTTGCTTACCCTGCTTCATCCGCCCTGCTGTCCCTGCGGCGGATTATTTTTTCAATGCCTCCCGCACAAGAAACTCTATTTCCTGTCGGGGATGGGAGTACAAATTGTAATACACACTCACCAGTATCTCAGTGGCTACTGCAAAGATTTCTATTTCATCATCTGTAAACCCAGGCTTGAACCCTTGCTTTACGTCCTCCGGCAGATCCTGAAGCCATTCAATGAAATCCTGGCCATTAATAATCATAATCAGCAGCACCTCCCTGACCAAGCCGCAGCTGCTCTAACCTAAACTGGACCAGGAGACTGTAATCCATCTCTACCAATGCTTCACTTCTGCCCGGGTTAGCACGGTCCCAGATTATCTCCCGGAGGATGCCCGGGCCGACCGGGGTCTTAACCCACTGGCCCTTAATTACCCGGTTGCAGACACACCGCTTCCATCTGGCGCCACGGCTCCTTTCAACCCAGCCGCAACCTTTACAGATAGGGCAACCTGCCAAACTCATCTGCAGGCCCCCTTAAATAGCCAAGGTGATTTCATCAAAATAGCGTTCAATCTTGGCCTGCTTGTCCTTGCCCTGGGCAACGTAATCTTCCAAGACTTCTCTAACCCCAGGGGTAAGGTGACTGACCGGACTATTCAAAATCCGGACGGCGCAATTCAAATCTTTATCCAGTTCCTCTTTCAGCTTCAAAGCATCCCGCAGAGTAATTTTGCTAAGTCCTTTATCAAGATGCTCCTGTGCATGTGGCTCAGAATGTTCAGTTTCAATGGACTTTATCATCATGACGTTTTCAGTTTCAACATTCCAATCATCTTTGGTAATACCGTATATTTCGCAAAGTTTATATACATAGCTATGATGGTATCCAATTTCTTTAGCAAGCTTATTCGGGGTCTTGCCTTTCAACGACTCCAGCATCCTATCCCGGGAAGGGATTAAGGCTTTCAATTCATCCATAATTTTGGCCACTGATTTTTCCTCCTTTACCTCTTTCTTGGTGGCGGCAGCTGCCACCTTAACCAGGTGCTTGCCCTGGAATTCATACATTTGGAGCTTTGCATTATACCAAATCTGGCACCGGGGGCACTTCATAATCGGGATGTTTTGATATTCACCCAAGGTTCCGCATTTCGGGCATGGTCGGCCCATCCTGTAATTGCCATGGTGGTCCAGGGTCCAGACTTTCCGATGTTGGTCAAATATCAAAAAGCATTCTGGATTGGAACACATTAATAGGGTTGTCCCCACGGGTGGGCTTTTCATGTTGCCGACCCTGTTCCCGTAATTTTCATTGAGGTAATTACCTGGACTCCCGCAATCAGGGCAGCGTATTACCTCACCATCCTTTCCCCATTTCCTATGTTTTCTACCTTCAGCAACGGTCATCCCATTTGGCCCTCACCTTCCTTTCAACACGACCGGCTTTCTTGGCCGCTTTAGCCAACTTGAGCACTAAATCTGCACAACCCATATTGATATCCCCCTGGGCCAAATTTAACAGTAAAACTCTGCCTAACTGCCTGCTGGCTTTGCTCATCAGGGCTTCACGCTCCCTCCTTTTTTCACGCAGGCCGGGCCTAACCTTTTCTCACATATCCGTATCATTCATAGGATTTACCTCCCCCTGTTGGCAGTAAAGCAATTCCTGGATCTGCCCTGTCAGGATACCGCACTTATATTGAGTACCCAGGGCTTCGAAAACCGTAGCGCTGCCCCCTCCCGGGGTGGGCATTACAAGGTCAGAGAAAAACTCCTTGGTAAACTCCACAAATCCAAACTGTAGAGCTTCAAACTTGCTTCAAACTTGCTCTTCAAGTAGTAATACAGGGTCCGGTAAATCTGGTTACGGTTATCCTCGGTAACATTGGGAATGACCAACCTTACCGGCACGTTGGCGGTCTGCTTGTCCATGAGTTCTTCCTGTTTAGAGAACTCAAACTGCCAAGGTAAGTGAATCGGCTGTCTGGGATACCGTGTTTTTCCAACAGGATCTGAATTTCAGCCTGGGACTTCATCCAATGAACCGCCGTGGAAGCATACGGCCCCTTAGGTTTTTGACTCTTTCTGGCCATGGGTTACCCCCTTTCCGTATTCGCACTTTACTTTACTGCAGCCCGGTCGGCGTCTGCACACTTTGCAAAATGCAGTCACTTTTCGCATCACCCCAATTCCAATGTAGTCTGCACCTTATCCCAGGGAAGGTTGTCAAAGTATTCATCCTTTGCTATGAAATCCTTGGAAGATAATACATTTACCAAATCCTGATGCACGGTCTTAAGATGCTGTACTTTGAATTTCTGATACTCTTCCTGGGGTATATCACCAGGGAGAAGTTTATAACCGGTTGCTGTTTCCTCCAGCCTTGCGCCCAAACACCGCAGGAAGTGCAGCATACCCCAAAGTTTGCCTCCATCGAGGGAATGGAAGGCATTCTGCAGTACTACAATCCACCGTTCATGATCTTCCGTTAAATCCGGACGTGGATCCCGCTGATAATTAAACATATTTTTAAGGTTTTTGAAGTTAGTTCTTTGGAATAACCAGTCATCAGAGGATAGAATTGGAGGGTTAGTATTTGCTACAGGGGGGCTGTTATCACTTTTTGCCGGGGGGTATTGTCTTTCTTCCTTGCCTAAAAGCAGCTTTTGATAACGGCTCACGGCCACCACCTTCCCATATACCCTATACGGGGTATCAAATTGAAATCAAAAACCCTGTTGTAACAAGGGTGTTACGCTTCTGTTACGCCTCCTGTTACACCCGATTGAGGCCTTGCGGCTCTATCGTTTCTTATACCCCCCCACCCTATCGGTGTAACACTGTAACAGTAATTTTGGCATGTTACATTTTCAGAAAATCAGTTTGATTTAACTTGAAGACTAAAAACTGAAATTGATTTTATTTCTGAAAAGTTTTTGACCCCACTTTGGTGTTACACTGTTACACCCTTTCAAAAAATCCTTGTGGCTGTAGGGCTGAGGTGCGTAACAGGGGGTGTAACATTTGCGTAACAGTAAAATTTTAGGTGTTACGCCACTAATTTTCCAGTACACCACTTTCACCAACCGTCAAAGCCAACTCCCGTATGGTTTCCGTGGCATTTTCGATGTCCACCATTAAGACCCTCCTGGGGCCTCCGCCCATCCTCTTAAGTTCACGACCAAGATAGTACTTTTCATCTTCCAAGTATTTTTGGATTGACTGTTTATCGAAGGGCTCCCGCCCGGTTTTTTTGCGGAAATGGATGCACCAGGAATCATAGCACCCATTGAACCAGACGTAGAGGACATCCCCTTCAACCCTAAAGTGCTGACTGTTAAGTTCTCGCCTGGAGTATAAGTAATTGAGGTCTTCCCAAAACTGGTTGAGCATATGCTCTTCTTCCCCGGTCCGCTTGATTTCCTGACAGGCTTTCTCTACCCAGGCAATAAAGCCATCATCTTCGAACACCGTAGCTTCAAAAGCACCGGCGCAGATAGCCCAGTTCTCGGCCGTTCTGTCGGAGACATCCAACTGCACCAGCGCATCTTTAAGCGCTGCGATATTCTCAAGGATCTTGTCCCGGTACCGGTCGTAATTAAGCAGCAAATGGTAAGTGAATCCAGAGAACTTAGAGGTCAACCTGTTCACCGTCTCATATACCGTCCGGTCCCGCCGGTTGGATGATATCTGCAGCGGAATACACCGGGTAAACAAACCGTTATCCCTTGGCAGTTCCTCACCGCTGATCACGAGAGTAGCATTAACCACAAACCCCTTAGCTTGGAAAGCCGTGGCCGTACCCTTTCCGGACAGCTGCCGGTTATAAGCACTTCGGAAGAATCCATCTCTGTTGGTCACCTCGGCCTCATTTCGGTACTCATCAAACCATACCCCAAGACTGCTCCGATAACTTAGTATCCGGGCGATAAAGTTCTGAGTAGTGGTCTTATTAAGTCCTATCCCCTCGGTCTCAACACCGAAGAAGTTCATCAGCCATCTGGCAAATGTACTCTTTCCAGATTCACGCTTACCATGGGGCCATAGAATGGGCAGACACTTATATTTAGCGAAGATGTCCTCACTAAAGATGGTCGCCACTACCCAGCCGATACCCATATAGGCAGTATAGCCACCTACAGATTGGAATAAGGTTCGGGCTATCAGGTCAATATCAACATCCTTGTCATATAGACCGGGAATGGCATCCTCCATGGCTTCGCCCCTAGGCCCAATCTGCAAGCTCTGGGGCTTGTACCCCTTGCCGTCAATCCAAACTATCCCGTCGTTGTCGGGTCGATAAACAGTCCCATCCTTAATAGCCAAGTTGCCGAACAGCCAAAGTCCTTTCTCTACCTTGCCGATACGGTCCGGCATGTAAATCAACTCGCCACTATCCCTGGAGAATTCAAGCTTCCAGATATGGAGCAAATCCTTGGTGTCTCCTTCAAAGACATAGTTTCCTTTGGAAAAGCAGAACTTCTTGAACTCATTAAGTCCAGCCATCTCTCCCGGATCAAGCGGAAACGTTCCAGATTTTTCCCCGTGCTCGTTAACAAACTCAACATTCCGGACAACACCTTCGGGTGTGAAGAAGCTGGATTTAATGTCAATTACAAAATTAGATATAGTCTCGTCCCAAGTCTCGCCACCAGTCTTGGTCCGCTTGATTACATACTTGTTAAATTCCCGACTAACCGGACTCTTAAAGAAATGCTTATTAACGTTCCGACGGACTATTTTCTTAGCTTCTTCCGCCAAAGAATCCAAATACTCTTTAGGAAGCAGTGCCCTGCGGATAACTATTTCAATTTCCTTCTTCGACCTACCCTGAGCAAGAGCCATATCGAAATCGACTTTACCCTGCTCTCTCCATTCATCCGGCAGATTTCCGATATTTGTTTCAATACCGTTTTGATTGAGTTTATACGCAAGGATATAGGCCCTGGATTGAGTATCGTAACGTTTCTCAATGCGCTCCTTAAAGTTGGGGAAAGAGGGATTATCCTTTATTTCATTGTCAAAGATCACTGTGACTCTTTTAACCCCAAACCGGGTTAGTAGGGTCACAAGCCGTTCAAAATTCTTACCGATGAAATTTGCCGTACCCGGCACGGCCACCGCCGGTATCCCCCATTGGTAGAGGGCGGCTGCCTTAAATTCCCCTTCGGTAATGACGATGTGCTGCGGTCTTAATTTAAGCAAATAACTGCAATAAACTTGTGAATCTAGTCCCTTAAATCCCAACTTATGCGGTTTTAAATGGTACGGGTTCCCGTCCGGGTCAATATAAGGAATTATCACCCGGTCCTCCAGCAGTTGCTGGTTGATAACCAGGTTATTATTCACCCGTACAAAGATTCCGCTGGCCACCAGGTCCTCTTCCGAAAATTCAGTCCGTAGTACTTCTAAACTATGTTTGCAATCTGGCCCTGCTGATACGAATCGTAGCTCATCTATAATGCTGTCAGTGAAGCCGCGCTTCTTCTTAAGCTCGGCTCGGTGTTCATCTCGCAGACTGACTAACTGCAGAAATCGCTGGTAGATGAAATGGGTTACTGGCTGGCTGATAGCCGGCTGGCTATTATTTGGGGGATTAGGCGACTGGTCAGGTTCCTTAGTCCGTTTCGTAGTTGAATCCGTAGTCTTTTCCGTAGTTTTTTTAGGGGATTTGGCCTTTTTACTGGCCGCTGGTGGGTCATCTTCAATTCCGGCAAACTTCTTTATAGCTGCCACGGCCACTCCATTAGTGCAGCCGTGTATTTTTGCATAGAGAGTGATGATATTTCCTGTCTCCTTGCAACCGTTGCAGATCCAGGCGCCGCCTTTGGCAAGGTTAATAGCGAACCGTTTCTTATCACCGCATAAAGGGCAAGTGCAGTTCCACTTATCACCCTTTTTCTTGTTCACCTGGAGGCCCTGGGCAAGGAGGAAATCTTCCATGTTCAAGCGTTTTAATATGTCGTCAAGGTCAAGGTTTTTGCCCAAGCTCTCACCACCCTGTTGAAAGAGCGGAGGTATCGGCTGACACCCCCGCCAAGAATCTCATTACTTAACTGGGTGAACCGTTTAAGATAAGATAACCGGGAAGCTTTTCCTTGAGCTTGGCAACTTCGTAGGCAGTAGCTTCTCTGAGGAATTGCTTGATCTTGCTGCATTCCAGGGTGAAAGTAGGTTTCTGATCTTCGCTTTTTGGTTTGTTTAGTTCAAGCTCGATAGGGATGTTGAAAGTTTTATCGCTTTCATTCAGGAGGGGGAGAGTAACCTCGATAATAGACGGCAGCTTGGCCGAATCCTCACCATCAGAAGTCTTAAACATGACAGTATAGTTGTTATTATCGTCATATTGGTAGTCTCCGACGATGGAAGTAACCAGCTTCAACTTTTGGACTGCTGCCAGGAGCCGTTCAACATCGGCAACTTCCCCATGGGGCCGCCTTTTTAAGAAATCAGTAAATTCTTTTTGGCTTAATGGATGGCCTATAAAACTTTCCCACTCATCAAACTGGTCAGAACTAGTGAATGGGTATTTACCGGTATCCTTGGGCCTGTCAATGACAGAATCGTCAATTATTATCCGGATGGCGTGATCATCATAGAAGATTACAGTATTATTCACAGACCCCTTGGTCTTAACTAAATTAACGACACTCTCCACAGAATCTAACTTGTAATTGAATCCCTGGGGGTGGAACGGGGTGAAGTTCCCCTTAAGGATGGTCAACTTCTTGTCCTGCGTGCAAGCGGCACAAATCTGGCAATCTTGGTTAGCCATTAATAGTACCTCCTTGGGCAATTGATAACTGTTTTACTTTCTCCGGCACCTTCTCGGTCTTAACCTTGAAATCATCGGTAATCTGGCCGATAGAAGACTTCTTCCTGGCCGGGAAGGTAGGTTTGACCGAGTATTCCATCTTAATCATGGTTTCGGTATCAGCTACCCGGCTGAAATCAAGCTTAATTGCTAACGATGCCTTATCCCCGTGTTTCAACTGAGATAACAGTGCCGGATAAACTTTCTGGAACTCTTCCTCCAACTTGCCTTCACAAATATTGGTTAGGCTTAACGGTTCATTCATATCGTTCATTTTGGTAGCTCCTTTCGCTTATACGTTAGGGGGGTAGTATCTAAGGTGGAGGTCTTGGTGGCATAATTCTGAACCTCCTTGCATAGGAATAAGATGGGGAAGTTTATTTCCCCAAGGAAAAAGGTTTTTTTAAAAAGAGCTAAACCCTCATCTCATGACTTCCTCAGGCTGACCTCCCTTACTCGCTGTTCTCTTCTTCCAACTTTCTTTTACAACTTGAACAAATCCATTTCTTGCATTTTGTAACAGCAGCCGACCTAACTCTATTGTTGCACTCATAGCATATAGGTCATTTGTTTGGATCATTTGATGTAGCTACGTCCCTGCCTGGAATAAAATCATATTTAGCCACCTTATCACCTACTTTTACTTAATCATTTCTTCTGCTAAAATCTTAGCCTCAACGCCGCCTCCCCCACTCCCAGGCCTTATCCCCCGGCAGCCAAACATCCAATTTGCGCCCCTTAATTACTCTCCCGGTGTCCTCTGCCACCGCCGGGCCGTAGCCTTCGACATACACCCTGGTTCCCAAGGGTATTACCTCCGGATCCACGGCCACGACACCCACTCGGGGCCTTTTGCCGGTGGCCGTTCGGTTCGTAGTTAGGTTGTAGGCCGTAGCTTCAAAGGTTCCTATGTACCGGCCTGGGGATTGGTCAGGCAACTGTCCACCCCGGGAGACGGGTTTTGCTGCCGACTTCACCGGGGACTCGTCTGCCTGCTTGAGTTTGAATTGGTAACCAGGGGTTTCGGCTATATTAGGGGAGAAAACGAGAAGGACTAGGGTTAAGGTAATTATGAGGGTTCGCATCTTTTGTTCCATGCTTCTATTGCCTCTTGTTTTAATTCAAAAAAACCACTTCTGCCATAACAGTTAATACAGCGAACACATACATATAAAAATGCAGTTGGGGAAAGTATCTCCATATCATTTCCCCCGCAAAACGGACAAGGTTTCAGTTCCATCTCTCATATCATCCTTTCATCTAGGGTTAACTATATCCGCAACAGAAACACTTCCGACTATCCTCATTCACCCGGCCATCCTTCCTCCCAGGGCAGATATCGAAGGCTTTACACTCCCCGCACCGGACGCAGTAACCGAAGACCTTGAGGTTCCTTTCTTCTCTACCGCAATCATGCAGTTGGTTACAGCCGTTTGGCTTTTGGGTGTCCAAACTCATATCGTTACCCCCTATCCAGCCTTCTGCATGACCAATTTCTCTACCAACGTAGCCAGAAACTCGCTATTGGTCGGACACTTCTGGTGCCAGGGATAAATCTTTCCCAGCTTCCCGGTTTCCCAGGCGGTTTTTATCGCATTGCGGATGGCTCGTTCTACCCTGCTTGCGGTAGTTTTATGAATTTCAGGTACAGCAGGGTATAATTTTGCAGTTATTGAGTACACCATGGAGATATCTTTTTGAATCAACTCAACTGCTGTTTTGGTATGATTAAAACCTAAAAATTTAGGAGTGAAGCCTATACTCATAAGCACTTGTGATAAGTTATCACCGGTAACCGTTTTAACAGGCTCAACAGTCTCAAAAATTACGCCAAGAGCAATCCTTTCACCAACAACAAGTTTGAGATTTTTAGGTCTCAGACTAGGATTATTGCTCTGCCAAAGTTCAAGTTGATTGTTCACTTCTTCAGCGGTAGCACCTTCAAAAATATGTACTGGGGACATATTAGTCACCTCCAATAAATTAAAGATTTAAGGCTATGATAAGCCGCATTTTACAGATGGCCTCCGGGGCCGTGTCACAGATAACCACCTTGGGATCCTTGTAGTGATCGTCGCGAATAGAGATGTTATAAATATAGCTTGCCGGGCCGCACATCCACTGGCCATTGCCTAATGGGGCCAAGAAGAGGCCTATATCGAAATTGTTATGGTTACCTTTCTCAACCATCAGGGGGAAGGCTTTTGTTATATCGGTTGAGTAGTTATCTATAAAAAAGGTTAAGGAAATTCTTCCTTTAGGTGGATAGTTGAAAGTTTCATCAATATAAGGCGGGAGTAAAATATCTTCTCCACCATATTTCCCATCACAATCAGGAGGTGTTTTACCTCGCCGAAAACCTTTAACATATTCGGCCACCAGGGCGTCCATTTCGCGCCCTGGCTTCATGTCCATAATCTTTTCCCTGGTCAGTTCTTCCCTGGTTAATTTAGAATCACCCTGCTTGCTCAACTGTTCACTCATGGTGGACACCACTTCTTCCCATTCGAATTCCTGCCCGCAAAATGCACAAGCCGCCAAGCTGTAAGTTGGTTCGGAACACCTTGGGCACATTGGCATTTTATACACATTATCAACAGAATTGTAAAAAGTTTCCATGACGGGTTTTGCCTTTGTCCTCACTTCAATATAGCCTTGCTCCTTGCAAGCGTTAGCATATTTATCCATATCATCAATATCACTACACTCAATGGATATGTTGTTGGACGAATCCTCATCTATCGCATAAACCATAAACCTCTTATCACTCACCGGCCTCCACCCCTTCCCTCAGTCTTTCCTTCAACAAACTGAACCGGTCGGCAATCTTATCATTCTTTACTGCAATCTCCACGGCATCGGGCTGGCAAACCAGGATCAGCTTCTTCTTGGCCCGGGTAATGGCTGTATAAAGCAAGTTTCTCTGCAACATGATGTAATGAGACTTAACACAGGGAACAATCGCAATCGGGAACTCACTCCCCTGAGCCTTATGAACCGTACTCGCATAAGCCAGGGTGATTATCCCTATATCCTCGTATCCGAAGAATACCGGCTCCCCGCCCTCAATGCTCACATACAACCCGGCCCCTTTGCCTCCACCGGAACTAATTTCCACCACCTGGCCAATGTCCCCATTGAAGACCATCAACTTATAATTATTCTTGGTCACCATCACCTTATCGCCGACACGGAATACCTGGTTACCGTATTTCAACTCCGGCTTACCTGGTGCCGATGGATTAACAACCTCCCTGACGATATCATTCAGATTATTCACTCCCGTAGCACCCTTACGCATGGGAGGCAGAATCTGAAAATCCATGATGCCGTAACCTTCGTCAACGATATTCCGTACCAGGTTCTTAATCAGGCCGGCAGCCTGATCAGCATCATCTACATAGTAAGTAATGAAGTCTGGATGTTGGGCGTGAAGGTCTGGAACAATGCCCTTGCAGATTTGGTTAGCGTAGTGAGCTATCATGGATCCCGAAGCTTGCCGATAATTGTATTCCAGTCTCACTGTTGGGATTACCCCGGATTCTATGGCATCCCTCAGCACGCTTCCCGGTCCAACGGATGGTAGCTGGTCTACGTCACCGACAATTACAACGGTCATTTCATTGGGGATAGCATCAAACAAATCTGCTCCTAACAGAGTATCCGTCATGGAGAATTCATCTACAATCAATAACCCTGGTTCCAATTCATTACCTTCGTGATATTCAAAACCACCAAGCATGGGGTTATATCTTAGTAACCGATGAATTGTAAGGCCTTCCTTACCAGTGGTTTCGGTAATCCTTTTAGCCGCCCGGCCGGTAGGAGCTGCCAGATAAATCTTGGGCTCCGGGTCATCACAAATAAACTCATAAGCAGCCACAATCCCGTTAATAACCGTACTCTTCCCTGTCCCTGGGCCGCCTGTCACAATGCTCAACCGGTTAGTCAGCGCCGTCCTTACCGCATCCCTCTGTTGTGCCGCATAGATGATACCGTTATCTTCCTCAATTCGGTCAATCAACTGCTCTAAACTGGGAAGATCCTGCTTAGGCTGGCTGGCCAGAACCCTCATCCTGGTGGCCAGTCTTTTCTCCGCCTCGTACAACCCGACATGATAAACCGCATTACCCTCCCGGATGCACTTACCTTCTTTTATCAAAGTCTCATTGGCCCTTGCCACATCATCCTTCACAACCCCGCTGCCCTTACCCAGCAGCTTATTAATCTTGGCTATTATATCCCTAGGCCGAAGGTAGCAGTGCCCCTCACTGCCAGCCTCCTTCAATATGTAGTCAATAGCGGCCTTCACCCTAAACTGAGAGTCAGAAGCTATTCCTACTGCCTGAGCCACTGCATCAGCCTTCTTAAACCCGACACCCCACAAGTCATCCGCTAGGACATAGGGATTCTCCTTAACCGTCTTTACTGCATCCTGGCCATATTGGTTATATATCCTGGTGGCTAAACTCGTGGTAATACCCTCCCGGCAAATCAACGCCGTCAACTCGGCCAGAACCTGATTAGAAGTAAGGTTAGAATATATCTCCTGGGCCTGCTCTGAAGTAATGCCATCAATTCCGGCCAGGGCCGCTGGCCCCTTCTCCGGGATAATCTCCAGGCAGTTACTCCCCAGGGCTTCGTAGATCTTCTTAGCCCTCACTCGGCCAATCCCAAAGGCGGCAGTAGTTAGATAGGAGATAATGCCCTTTTCAGTGGTGGGTAGAAGTAGCTCGTGGTCGGTGAATGCAAACTGCTGGCCGAACTTAGGATGACTCTTCCAGATACCGGTGATGGTGTATTCGTCACCCTCCCGAATCTTGGGCATATAGCCTACCGCTACAAAAGCATCATCTATTAGATCTCCGGGGTCAAATAAATCCCCGTTAGGGTCAGAGGCTTTGGCGGGGGCTACCCGGATAACCGAATAGCCGTCCTCCGCCTTATGCCAGATTACACGCTCGATAATCACTCTTAAGGTTTCCATTTGTGGTTGGGCTAAGGCTATCATGCACTTCTCACCCCCAGTGCCTCCCTGGCCTTCGCAATCCTATCCAGGGCTTCATTTACAACCGCCTTAGGCAGCTTCTCCTTCTTGGCGATACCGTCTACTATCTCCCGAACCTCCAGGAACTTAGATTCCCCTTCCTGGGCCAACAGGTTTAAGAACCGGTTCATCCTCTCTTCACTCTCAGCCGCCTCAACCAGGTGATCCCTTGAGAGGACCTCAGCACCTGGGGCAGCGCACATCAGCGGCACCAACTCAGCCCCAATGCCATCCCCGGAGAAAGTGAACACTGCCACCTGCACTGTCCGGTGCATTTCTTCCACCTTGGCTGACATCCTGGCCAGGGCGCCGGGATTGCAGAACCAGGTATCTCCCCGCTTCTTAAGGCCGTAACCAAGGTGTTCATGTCCGGAGAGAATAACATCCGCCGTAGTCACCACATCATCCACCAAGGTATGGGCCACTTCATAAGGCAGTGGCTTATCAACCAGCATCCCATGGACCACGTGCACTTGGTAGGACTCGGCATAGGTTCTTTCTGGAGGTTGGTAATCCAAAGGGTTTCGGTCGATATCGTTATAGAACCCTTGGCCGGTTAGTTCTACTGTCACTGAATGTACCCCATCCGACTGAACCCATTCTGCTTGGAGTATTTCAGGTTCCCGAGTTAAAATCTTAACCAAACCAATTTGACTCAAAACCCCCAATGCAGTACGAGGCAGTGTCTCTAAGTTGTAACCATATATCTCATGATTACCCGGTACGACATAGATGGGCACAGGACTTTCAGCCAGGACTGAAGCAAACTCTCCAAAGACTGCATACATAGGATCCGGTCGGTCAAATAGGTCGCCGCCGCAGATAATTGCTACATCGTCGGCAGGATATTTTTCTCCAGCTAACGTAGTAGCCAGCTTAAATATCTCCCGAAATTTGGACTTTAGAGCATCCGGAAAATGGTCCGTTCTGGCCCTGGGATTATTCCCCCTGATATGAGCATCCGTAAAATAGATCAGTTTCAGTTTCACTGCTGGACCACCTCACTTTCCCCGGTCCTCTTATTCACCCAATAGGTCATATCAGCAGCATCGGCCAGAGCGGGATTATGGGTCACTAGAAAGATTTGCCGTCCGGTCTTTTGTGCATAGGTCTTAACAAACTGGGCCATTGCCTGAGCGTATTCAGCCGAAACCATCTTTCCTGGTTCATCCCAAACCACAGGTCCTTCCACCCGGGGCCTGGTCAGTTCCATCATGGCCACCCTCAGGGCCAGGGAAACCACATCGGTGATTCCCCCACCCCTGGCGTCCTCCGGATCAGCCTCAACCGTCATATCACCATACCGGCTAATAACCCGCCATTCGGCGGTAGGTTGCCCCTTGTACTCGCCCATGAATATCTGGAATTCCAAATCATCATTCGGGATAACCGCCTGGAGGGCAGCTGTTACTGTCTCTTCAATCCTCAGCTTCAACTGCTCCCTGGCATACTCACTGGTCTTTCTGAATAGGGCCTGCACCATTTCCCATGTATCAATATCATCCTTGGCCTGGTCTAAAGCCGTTTCGGTCTCGGCCAGCCTTTTTTTCAATAGGTCCCTGGCCCCCACCCCCTCAGAGTACGCCGCTTTCATCCTGCCCAAGGACTGTTCAATGGCCGCAACCATGGTTTACACCACCCTGTATTGGGCCGGGATAAGCTCCTCCGCCTTGGCTAAATTAGCTTGGATATTAGTTTCCAACTCAGCTATTGCCTCGGCCAACTTATCAGGCTCCACACCCAGGGACCGGATTTCCTCATCAATTTCAGCCAGCCGCTTTTCAAGGTTTTCCTTGTCCCGTTCGGCCCCGATTCTCTCGGTATTGGCCTTATCCAAAGCATCCTTAAGGATGTTAATTCTTCCAGTATAATCAGACATCAGATTACCTCCTTCAAATTATCCTCACTTACCTGGCTGCCACAGAACCGGCACCGACCAGACTCTGAGAGGGTTTTCATGTATTCCGCACGGAGATTATTCGCATCATTACTCAATGTCCAGATGCGTTTCTCCGTCTTAGCGATTGATTCCAGTAACTTACCCCGACCAACCGCCAAGGCTGATAGTTTAAGCAGTTTATTAGCTTCCGGTTCTGCCTCACGGATTATGTCATAGCCTTCCTGGATGGAATAAGTGACTTCCAAAATCTCCACAGTCTTTTGCTGCCGGGCCTGTATTTCAGCCCTGCTGACGGACAATGCTTGCAGTCGGGTTAACATCAAATCCGCCTCAGCGACTTGCCCGATTATTGTTGCTGCTTCCGGAACTCCCTCGCTCAGCCTCAGTTTAGCAGTAACACTGTTCAAGCCAATAACCACCCGATTACGTTGATCATGCAGTTGCTCTGCAACTGCCAATGTTTCGTTATCAGCCTCCGCTGCTCCGATTGCCTTGGCAGCCTCATCTATGTTTTTAGTACTTTCCAAGATACTATTGGCCCTATCAAGCCGCTTGGCGATATCGTCTCGAAGTTCACTCCGACGAATCAACTGACCCAGGTTATAATCAGCTTTTTCCAGTACAGCCACCATTGATTTAACCTGTTCGATAAAGCCTAACAGATTTAATTTGGTAACGGTTTGCCCAAGAGCGAAAATAACCTCGTTCCGTTTCACAATGAGACTGGCAAGAACCTTTCTCCTAGCCTCAGCCTCCCTGATCTCAGTCAGCAACCCTTCAACCTGAGTAACTGCTTCGCCCAACTCTTCCAAATAGGCATAATCCTCGGAAATCTTAGTCTCCAGGTTCTCAATCTCATCACTTAGGCGGTTCACATCCTGGCGCCGGTGGTAAATATCAGCAGCCAATCCCTTGGCTGCATAATCCACCTCTTCGGTACCGGCCAGCTTACCAAGTACCTTGGCCCTGGCCGGGGCTGAGATATGCTTACTCCCCAGAAACGGCCCATCCAACTGTTCAGCCAGATTAAGGTTCAGGGAAATATCCCCTATTGCTACCGGTCTAACCCCTGTGGCCTCCTGTACTTCGAAGGGGACAGTGGTTCCAAACCCTTCGTAATCCTGGGGTTCTTTGCCTGGCAGAGTTACTGTGTAACGGTTAATACCGCCAATACTCCGGAGCCTTGTCACTTCAGTACCATCGTCATACTTGATGGATACCTTGGCGAATTTGGCCCCTATGCGGATAAAGTCAATACCCCATGGGATGTTGTAGAACACCCACCGCAAGGCCCGGATGATGGCCGTTTTCCCGGAGTCGGTCGGCCCTACGATTACGGTCATTTGGCCGTTGGGGGCCGGTTCCAGGACTGTTTTAACATGGGACTGGAAGTTCTCCAGTATAATGCTTTTTATTGCTTTCATGTGTACCTCCCTAAACCGCCGAAAGATATTAACTAGCGTACCGTTCTAACACCCGCTTAACGGCCTCTTGCTCCGTCAAATCTCTTCTGTGCATCTCCCTTTTAACGAAACCGCACATAGTGCAGAAATTGCTAATGGTCTTTTCGCTGGGTTCAGATAAAGTTCTCTTTTTATACCAGTCGATGTAAGCTGAAACTATGTTGCAATTCGGTCGGTCACTGCAGGTCCTTGGTGTCTTTTCGTCCATGGCATTAACCTCTCTTATGGAATTGATTTATGGAATTGATTTATGGAATTGATTGGCGGGGCAAGTTTGACGGAAGGCTTCATATATCTTTTCCCGACTGCCGTCATCACGGGTACTCAACACGGTTATCGCCTGTCTTGCCCCGCCCAAAATTTACTTCTTAATAAGGCTCTTCCTCGGTCTCAGCACCCGCAGCGGCTTCCCTGGCCCCAGGGCTCTCGGGAGCAACCTCATACTCGCTGCTCTCGATGGCCACGGCCCTCATTACCGGCTTCATGGTTTGAATATAACTTTTCAGCACCAAGGCTTCTTCCTTGCTCAAATCCCCATCCTTAGCGAACACTGCCTCACTGTATATAATTCCGTCAGTATTGTTGGCTTTTTCCAACTTAATCTTGGTAGTCACCGCATAAAATGGTTTCATCCTGGCTGTCAACCGCTTCAAGTAATCCTTGAGGTTTCCGATACTGGTCGGAGGCAGCGGAATCAGGCTGGGTAAAATCTGCCCTTCCTGGAGCAGGTACACTCGGTATATATTCTTGCAGGCCTTTCCTTTCGTGGGCACCTTCTCATTTGTCTTAGGGTCAATCTTCCACCCGGAACCGAACTGGTTTTTGGGGCAGGTGAGACAACTACCGGCAGGGGTGATTGCCCCAGTTTCAGGATCTCGTTTCTGACCGTTCACCGCATCCAGAGAGTAGCAATCCGGAGGATTGTTCTCCCCGTCAAAGGGCTTCTCCCAAAAAGCGTTGACCAGATAATGATCCATGATCACGCCTTTTAATTCCTGGGCGATTTGGGGCTTCCCGTCCTCAGTGGGAATCTCCCAGGCAATACCTCCGCCGGAAGGCATCTTAATTTTTTCGAACTCGAAGGTGGTGCCGGTCTCGCCTAAGTTGGCATCAAAGACCTCCTTCATTTCCACCAGGTCGACCTCGCCGGCCAGTACCGGCAGGTTGATGGTGGGGGTAGCAACCGCAATAGCAGTTTGTTGGTTGGCAGTTTTAGCAATTTCAGTCGACATGAATTATCATCCTCCTAAGTTTTTGTTTATGTTCAGTTACCCCGCTTACCGGGTCAAGGCAGTCAATTCAGCAACAACAAGATCAGCGGTTTTCAGGTGGGCAGTATATTCATCCTGCAGCCTCTCAACGTCTACCTGGGCCTTGTCAATTTCAAATTGAATATCATCGTATTGCTTTTGGGCCTGCTTCAAGGCTTCATGGGCTTGCAGACAATCAGGGTCAGATTTGCACCTTCTTGCCAATTCGGCGTTCCGCTTAGCGTCATTGGAGAATTTAGCCTTTCCCGACTCATCTTTTTCCTCGGCTATCTCCATCATCAGCATGGCCTCTGCACTTTTCAGATTATCCTTTGCCGAATCCAGCAGATCCTTGGCGTTTTTAAGGCTCTGTTTCAAATTAACGACTTTCAGCTTGGCATCATTGATTTGTGCCGGCAGAATCAGGATATTGGTCTTAATAGGCTGGATACCGTACTGGGCCTTAAGCTGCTTAACAGCCTCCCCAATCACAGACTCAATCAAATCCTTGATATTCATTGTCAAATCGCTCCTTTCGTGGTACACTTTAAGTAAATTAAATCAATTTTTTCTCCGAACCGGTGGCTCCCTTAAGCTGCCGGTTCTTTTTGCCTCGCCTTGCTCCACAGTCACCTCCTTAATCAGAATCCGATGGGCTTCATCTACACACCGTTCAGAACAGAACCCCTCTCCGGGAAAGTAGTCTGAGACGATTATTCCGCTATCCAGAGCGCCGCACCGGCAGCGAAGTTTCTGACTGTTCGGTACCTCGCTGCAGTACATCTCCCTTAAGAAGTCCAGGGCCGCATCAGCCTCCGGGAACTGCCGACCGGCAGCCTCACAGATCTTTGACAAGGAACCCTCCCCCCTTCTTCTTAATTAGCATCTGCAGGTGATGGAGCAGGTGAAACGGTTTGCCCTGGAAGTGGATTTTGATGATCAGTTTGGGTTTCGTCATTTGGCACCTCCTCGGGTAAGTCGTAGAACAGGTCCATAGAGAATTTGTCTTTTTCGACTATTGACCAACCAAATGGTTTCCCGTCGCTATACTTGCTGGTATGTTCTCGAGGTTCTTCGCTGAACTCTTGGGTCAGAATTTTGTTTGCTTTTTTCTGGTCAATTATGTTGTAACTGCTATGGGCACTAACTTTAACGCTGCAATCAAGACCGTATTTCTCTTTAATCAGGGCTTGGATTTCCCGGGCTTTCTTAAGTATCTCTGACACTTGGTTACCTCCCTCCTAACTGACTTTAGACAAGAGTTGGGTCTGCTTTCTTAACTCATCCTTTATCTCCTGGAGCAGCTTAACTGCCTGATCTTGTGAACTGTTATGCTTATTTACTGCCAGACTTATCTCCCCGGCCACCGCCGCCAAAACTTCTGCCGGGATATCAAGGTTTTGGCTTACCTTTTCAAGCACCGACTGGGTGACTTTCTTGGTCTTGCCGGTTTCAAGTCTCCAGACGCTCATATGGCTTAAGCCTATTTTCTTAGCCATTACACGGAGAGAGGCTCCACTTAGGTTTCCTTTGGGTCTGTAGAAACTGTCCGAACTGAGACATTTCTTGTTTCCCCCCCTCCTACCCGGCCCTGGCAGCTGCTACCTCGGCCAACTGAGCCGCTAATTCCTGGCCTGCTGTATTCATGGCCACAACCTCCGCAATAAAGTCCTCCGGTATCAGCTGGGGCCGTAATTTCAATTGATGATGATACTTACTATGTAGACTTCCGCAGGGGAACACGAACAGGTTCTCCCGGCGGTTGTCTTTTTTGTTACCGTTTCTGTGATGGACCTCCTCTTCCGGGGTCAGGTATCGTCCAAGCAGCTCCTCAGCCACCAGGATATGCTCCATGATGTAACCTGACTTAGTAGCCCTTGGGTGACCCGGTGGAGCTTTCACCATCACATAACCCTTGGTGCAGACCGTTCGCCCCCCTTTCCAGTTGTGGTTATTGGCCCCGGACTGTGGGGGCGGCTTACCGGGAACTAATTTGCCGGTGTTAATTCTGTGTTGGCAGCTGCAGGATCTGCTGCAGTATTTCCTGCCCCGGTTGACCTCTTTTTGGAGTGCCTGGTATTGTCGTTTTGGCCGGGGGCATTTGGGGTTGGTACATTGAGCTGTTACTGTTTTAGGCAATGGTTATCGCTCCCACTAGAAACTTAACTAAACTTTCTGCCTTCAAAGAACTCATCAGTCGTGAACCCTAATACATCGGCCAGCTTTTTTAAAACATTTATGGATGGGTTTTTTTGACCTCTTTCAATTTCTGATAAATGACTCTGGCCGATACCAACAAGTTTGGCAAGATCCATTTGGCTAATATCTTTTTTTTCTCGAAGGTGTTTAACTAGATAACCTCCTTTATGAATAACCATCAATTTGACTTCACCTCCTTTTACACTTTTAGCGTTAGTTCAGAACAAAAATAAACTCAACTATGGTTCTAATTCACTTTTAGCGTTAGTTGAGCTTAAAAAAAATTCTCCCAGCACCCTTGATTTGATTATAACACTTTTGGCGTTAAAGTCAAGCGCATTTTTAATTTATTTTCACTTTTTGCGTGAAGGTAAAATTTACATATACGTAGTATTTGTTAACTCTGATACAATTGTATTAATAATAGTAATAATATGAAAAGAAACCTAAGTTTCTTACGGGGGGAAAACATGGATTTTGGGGATAAATTACGTTCCATTAGAGAACTGAGAGGTCTATCAACAACTGAATTAGCAAAGATGTCTGGTCTCTCTCAATCGTTTATTAGTGATATTGAAAACAAGCGGCGAACTTCTCCGACAAGTAAAACCATTACTAAGTTATCAAAAGCCCTCAGAGTCCCCTCTGCATATTTTCTCGAGGAAGATATAATAACCCCGTTTGATGTGTTATCGGAAATCCCTGACGATGTCAAAGATTTTATGCTAAAGGAAGAGAATATGCCATACCTAAAACTAAGCAAAAAGGCTAAAGAACAAGGTATCACCCCTGAAATGCTGGACGGATTACTAAACACGCTTATTCAGGCTATGGATAGTCGAAAGAAGTCATAATTTGTCGGTAAATTGTGGAAGGTAAACCCTTTCTTATCTCGAAGTAATTATGTTACAATAATTTTTAAGAACATCTGTTCGGGATAAGCAAAGGGAGGGGTTTTATGGTAATTAGTACAAATGAGGAACTTTTTGATTATCTTGTTATCGGAGAAGATGTTTATTTGGGCGCACAAGTTGAACAGGAAATAATCAAGCCAAAAGCTTCCTCGGAGTAGGGAAGCTTTTATTATTTTCATGAGGGGTTGCCGAACGAAAGGCTAAACTTGCGGAAATTGAAGCCGGGAAACAGGCCGAGGAACGGGCTGCCGCAGCCAGGCAAGCTATAGAAGATAAGATGAATATATACGAAGGTAATGGGAGTATCGTAATAGCAGTCAGCGGTTTAGAGGGAATTGACGACTCGTATCCAGACTCATATAAGGGTGATGCTTTTGTTCGTATTTATGTAAGCGCAAAAAACGTGGGCAATGATATAGCTCATGTTAATCCTAACGATTTTACCTTGTCGACTCCTGATGGGGATACCGTAAGTCATGATGTAGATACATATGGTTTGAACAATTATTTTGACGCAGTTGACCTTCGCCCAGGGAATCATACTAGCGGTTGGTTGTCTTTTCGTCTCCACTATTCTAAACAATATACTCTTAATTACCAAGGTTTTTCCGGAACAGCAACCAAAGATATAGCTTTCTAAACCCGTTTCAGATGAAATTTCATTAAAAGAAAGTAATAGGAGGGTTAAAAACTATGAAGAAAAAAATCATCTCTCTACTCTTGTCCCTGTTCATGTTCCTTGGCACCACATCTGCTTTCGCCCACTCTGGCCGGACTGACAGTTATGGAGGACATTATGTGCGAACAGCTGGCAAGGGCTACAAAGTTGGGACCTACCACTATCATAGCGGCCCATACAAGGGGTATACCGTGAACCAAAAAGGCCAGGTGCCTGATGCTTTCAAGAAAAAGTATAAGAAAGCAAGCTAAATTACAAAAAGAGGCCGCGTCATCAGAATAAACGCAGCCTCTTTTTAAATAAAATAAAAAGCCCTCAGATGAGGGCATATTTTTTCGTGGAGCCTCTGTGCCGGCTACCAAATCAGGCAGCTTATGCGTTTAAGGTGGAATCGCACGGTTGACAGAGGACTTACCCACAGCGATAACTTTGTAAATTAAGTATATTCTACCCAGTGCGCATTGTCAATATACTTAATTCGACAATTATTTCCCAAACATACTTTTTGGAAACGTCAGCCTGCATGAAACCTTGCTCCAGATTGAAGTTGAAAAACAATCAGTCTGCGGATAGTTTTCCCTCCCCCATAAAGCATTGCAGATAAAATCCGCTGCTTGCAATTCAGGGTAGTTATGAGAAAGTCGATAATCAACGGAAACATCTGTAGGCAGACATTCCTCATAGTTTAATTTAATAGATAAATAATCTTCGAAAGAATTTAGAGATCCGACCTTGATACTTCTTTGATCTAGAATGAAATTCATAACTGGCATGTTAATGCCGTTACGGAGGTAGGTTGCAAGAATACCAAGTTGATAGTTATAAAATCTATTCTGGCCAATCCCAGACCGATTTCCCCGAGGGATGTGGTTCTTATCGGCAACAATATAAACTATTTTAATATTTTCTTTGGCTAGCCTCCTCAAAACATAATCTTTAGCAACCGGAGGCATATCACTCGCTTTAAGTTCTTTGCACTTTCTTAACCGTGGAAATTGTTTGCATACTGCTGAAATTGTTTTTTTCATAACAGCTCTTACTCTCAAATAATTAGGAGTAATTAAACCACCTATAACAAAGAACCTATCGGTAGTATCTCCCCAATCTCCCGACTCATCAAAGATTAAGTACATATTAAGTCCCCTTTTTTTCAGTTGGAGACTTATATTCGACACACTTATTAATTTTCCCTTTCGGGGAATCATAATGGACCCAAGTAAATAGAACTATTACCCCTCCATCCTATCCACAGGGTTATATTTCCCCTGTTCATCCAGGATGTCATCCTCAGTCCAATATAAATACTTTTCCACCGTGGCCAGGTCAATATGCCCAATCTGTTCCCGGAGCGAGGCCGTACTACCCCCGTTCCGCAAGAAACTTATAGCATAAGTATGTCTCAGGGTATGGGGTGAGCACCTTACGCCGGTTATCCCGGCCTTCTCTCCGTATTCTTTCATGTTCTCCTGAAAAGTACGTTTTTTCAACTGACCATAATCCTGGTTCTGGAATAAATAGTCCTCTGGTGTTGAATCTTTCATCCAGAGGGCGATAAACGCCCGTATTTCGGGCTGTAACCTCTTGGGTATACCTACTACCCTCGGGAACCTGTTCTTGGTCTCTGTGAGTAAAATACGCCCCTTCCCCTTCTCCAGGTCTAATTCTTTTAACTGTACACCCAGGGCTTCGGATAATCTCATACCGGTGCCCCAGAGCAGCTTAATAAGTATATAGTCTCGGTGGCCGGTAAAAGTGTTAGTGTCCGGTTGATCCAAAAGGCGGAGTATCTGACTTTCACTAAACGGAATAATTGGGTTTCTATCAACCCTAATTTTTTCTATCCCGGCGGTAGGGTCTTCGTGGATAATTCCCTCCCTGAGCAGATAGGCGAAAAGAGCTTTTAATGCTACCAGTGTATTAGCCACTGTACCAGGTTTGTTTTGAGTGTGGCGATAGGCGATGTAGTTTTCAATCATTTCCTTGCTAATCAGGCTGGTATTGGTGGTCAGCCGGTTAGCCTCAAGGTAATCATAAAATTGGTGAAGTCTAATTTCATAGAAATCAATTGTCGGCTGCCTTAAATTTTTGTTTTTGCACCGGAACATAAAACGGTCAATAGCTACATCAAGATTATTGGTAACAGTTTTGACCCGCCGTTTGGATTGGTTCATGGTCAT